ACGGTCAATGGGTGACAATCAAAGCTGGTTTTATTGATTTTCCAGATCTTTACACCTGCACCTGCTACTTAGTTGATCGTTGGTACAAAGACTACGGCACATATAAAGGTGTCAACCGAGCCACAAGTAGGAATAACTGTGCTGATTTATTGGTCGTTGAAGGATACGCAACAGATCCTGCCTATGCGACAAAATTAATCCAGATCATGGACAAGCAGCTTGGTACGCCAAGCAGTAATACCAGTGCTCCAGTAACATCTAAAACACTGTCAGTACCTTACTTCTATCAGTTAGACAACACATCTGGTACCGGTTACCGCGAATGTTTTTCGTCAAGCTGCGCAATGATTGCTGCTTACTACGGCAAAGTAAAGACTGATGATGAATATAATAAAATTCGCGCAAAGTACGGAGACACGACAAGTAAAGATGCGCAGCTTGCCGCATTGCGCTCCCTAGGACTTCAGGCAACATTTATCACCAATGGTAATTCTTTGCTTTTAGAAAATGAAATCCGTAATGGCAGACCTGTTGCTGTCGGTTGGTTACATCAAGGTAGTGTAAATTATCCCACTGGTGGCGGTCATTGGACTTGCTGCGTAGGTTTTACGCCAGATGCATTCATTCACAATGATCCAAATGGCGAGGCAGATATGGTAAACGGCGGCTATGTCAGTAACTCCGCTTCGCGTGGTAAGGGAGTTAAGTATAGTAAAAAGAATTGGTTGCGTCGCTGGGAATGCGACGGCAAAAATACAGGCTGGGCAATTATCGTATCAAAGTGAAACGTAATAAAGATTTAAGAATTCGCGTCAATATGTGCTGGGAAGTTGGCAACGAAAAAAGTGCGTAACCCTCAGTAAAGAAGAGGCTTACGCAACTAGGAAATGGGTAGAAGACAATGGTGGCGTAGTCTTCTGGACTCAGGTTTTACCTGATTGATCAGCGTTGCTGTTTAAATATGTAATTGCGTTTTGCAGATTAGAAATATCATCAAAAAATAAACCTAAGCCTGTGTTGCAACGAGAACAAAGCAGCCCTCTTACTTTACCTGTTTCATGATCATGATCAACACATAAAATTCCGACGCCTTTTCCTACGCCGGGTGCGTGAGCTTCTGGTATTTTGCAAATCTGACACCTATGGTTTTGTTTTGTCAATAAATAACAATAGTCGTCAGGTGTTAAATTGTATTTTTTAAGATTAGCTTTTCGAATTCTATTTTTATACTTAGTTTGATTTTTAAAACCGCAGCATTTTTTGCACCAAGAGCCTACTTTTCCAATTTTTCTTCCTTTTGGTTCCGGTGAAAAATTTTCAAATGGTTGCGGAAGGTTGCAGCTACCACAAATTTTAATACTGTCTTGCGCTAATTCATATTGTGTTTTATATCTTATTGCATTAACTTGTGCTTTTGCGCATTTGCGACAACCTTTTCCCGCAAGATGATTTGAAGCTAGCTGCGTAAATTCACCATGTTTTGAGCAAATAAGCGTAACAGGATTTTGTTGTCTAGTAAAAGTCGATAGTACCAAGGAGTAATCGTAGGTGCTACCGTGAATTTTTTTAGCTTTTTCAATAAAATACTTTGCTCTTTCCTCTTGACTTGCGCCACGAGGAGGGCTTTGTTTATACTTAGACATGGCCACACCTACTTTGTGGTAATCAAAACAGTGATGTTGCTGCATCACTGTTTTTTATTTTAACAATTAACGATCTTTAGCGCGACCAATTACTAAGCCTCCAATTTCAATTAACTTATACAGTTTGCGTGCAAACCTGTCATCACGAGGATTCGGGGTCAATGCACAAATAGCTGAACATGCTGCGTGAATGGCAAGAGCCACTTCGAAGTACTGGTTAAGATGTCCCATGGTTGTATCCAGTTTTTATTATTCTATCTATAGTTTTCTCATAAGCATAAAACTGCGTTGTCCTGGATCATAATTCCAAACAAAATCTTCATGTTTTGAAAACCATCTGTGGTACATACGTGCTTGTTTCTCAGGTTTTACAGAGGCACAACGAAGACAAATCACGTCATCAATATCAATTTCTTCGAGCCATTCTTTTACTTTCCTGAGTCCCAAGGCCAATGTCCTAGGTCCTTCTTTACCTGTCATAGATAAATTCAACTGACGAACGCGTTTGTTCTTGCGTAGTTTTGCCCAGTCGTTGAGTTGCCTGCGGCTTTTGCTGATTGCTAAGGTCGCAAGCCACACGTATCCGTTCTTGATATCGAGCCATGGCATCAGTCTCATCTGAAGCCAATAGCCATTTGCTATAGCTTTCGTAAATATCTTCGGTTTTCTTTTGGGAATCATTCATTAGTCCTCATAAATACGACACTCTCTAGCCCAGGGATTCTGCTCGCAGTATAGCTCAAAATTAGTTTTAGTCTTTGCAGGAATACGTTTAGGTTTAAGTTTAACTAACTTGGTTTTTAGCCAAGAATAAAAATTTGTCATGGTTGAGTGGCCAGAGGAACTAATATTTCAGGGAAGGGAATCCCCTGCTGGTGCTCGCGTTGCCAGGCTTCATTCCAATCAGAAAGAGAATGAGCATGTAAATCGTTTTCTACGTAGCCCTCAATTGTGTCAACCTCAATATAATCTTCGTTTTCATATAAGATATGAGCGTAATCCTCTAGCAACAGCTCAAATGTTGTTGTTGGAAACTCAACAACAAAAGCTACTTCATAATCTACTGGCTCATTCCGAGTGGTTGAAATGCAAAGCATGTAGACACCTTGTTGCAACGGATAGTATTGTTGATTGCCTTTATTTAATTCGCCTGGGATAGAGTTGTTGTACAGATTTGACTGTTGTCCCATGACATGAGCATTGAACGGAGTGGTTGTGTTGCCATCCACTTGTACCTTGATACTATCAGCATCAAAAATTGCTCGACCCTCTATGGGATTTAGGTTTAAATCATAGACTGATAATTCAATATAGTTGGGCCTAGGCGGCCCTTTTTTTATGATCACCCAGGCAGGAGAAGCCAATCCAAGACTAAACCAATGGTTATACGTACCACCACCGTACCCACCATTAGAGTTTGCTCTTGTATCAGCTCTTCCCACAACCTGGTTGACAGGCCCCAGACTTCCTTTAAGGGAACGTACTGACAACTGATTAAACGTTCCCAAAAACAAAGGATTGTCTTGCGTCCTAAAACGTTGTGGTTGAGAAGAACGCATCAGCCAAATTAAAGCTATTAATTATATTTTACTGCTTGTTTTTTGTTTTCTTTTTATTTTTAGGCGCATCTGCCTTGATCCCAAGTGTTGATTGAAATACGTCATTAAACTGAGAAGCAACCGTATCCCATGCAAAACAAGGATCTGTTACGCGTTTGTAGCATGCTTGTGCAACTTTCTCAAGGCGAGGACGGTTTTCGTAAAGCTCGGCAAGCAGCTCTGCCAGATGATTATCGTCTGGGCATGGCATGATGCGACCAAAATTAGTATCCACATCTGCATGCAGCGAACGAATAAGTTCGCCGTGTCCATCAAAGATCTCTTTGCAAGAGGTATGATCCGGAACAATTTGAGCAACACCACAAGCCGCATGTTCAAAATTGACCAGGCCCCAACCTTCCCCTTTGCACGTATTAACGCCTACATCTGCGACGTTATAAATAGTGTTTAAAAGTTCTACAGAAACAGACGGCGGATGTGCGCCTGGTGTCGTCATAATAATTCGATTGTTAGGATCTAGTCCTTGACGACTCATTTCACGTGCAAAAAGCGGCATGATATCCCAGCCTTGATCTTTTAGTCCCATGTGCAAATACAGCTTTGCATTGGGACGACCAATTGCAAATTTTGCAAATCCGCTAATAGTGATATCAAGACGTTTGCGAAATTGATTTCGATTACCATTGAAGACAATAAAGTCTTCAGCATTTAAGCCGAGTTCTTTTCGGCATTCGAGTTTATCCTTGGGATAAAACTGACCTGACGTTACGCCATGAGGAATAACGTGGATTTCTTTTTGAGCCCCCGCTCGAATTGTTTCATAAGCGCCAAAGTTTGTGTAGCAGATAGCTGCATCCCACTCGTTGAGGGTATCCATTAATCCGCCATACCACTCATAAGAATCCATTGGATAGTACCCAATGAATTTAAAATTTAAACTTGAGCGCAAATCTGCGATACGCCTCCATTGCTCATTAATAATCCAAACATCATTGATGGTAAAAACAACATCAGGCTTTACCCGTTCAACAATTTCGCGGATACGATCTTCGCCAAAGGGTGCGTGCTGGAATCGGTTAGACGCCGGATATAGCCGATACACTTCTTGTAAAGGAGTGTAGTCCCCGTGCCAGTTGCATCCCAGAACATGGATTTCATATTTATTTTTTAAACGCTCAAGCACATTCTCCGTTACACGGGCAAAACCCGTAGTCGCCACAATATCACCAATCCACAAAAGTTTAGGCTTTGCTGTTGCCATTTTGACTTACTTAACTAAAACCACTATACATGTTTAGGAAACCGGTTGCAGTTAGTTTTCAGCTTCGTGAATGTCTCCAGCCTCTGGCACGTAAAGAGGGTTGGTAATCGCAAGCTTATAACTTTGCTTTAGTACAGGATCAATTGTTTTTTCTTGAAGGGCTCGACGATTAAAGAGCATCAGGCGTTCAGCGTTAAACTTGGTTTCAAAAGGAGAGATTATCTGCGGTGGCATATTTCTATTCCAACTGGACACTAGATGCAGTGGGTTGCAACAAGCTTTGTTACCGCAAAGCCTAGTGACGGGAAAAGATCCAACATCTCCCCAAGCGCACTGATACACGGCTTTGTGGATATTTAAGTTTTCAGATTTTTGTTTGCTGTAACCAGAACGATAAGAAGGTAAGCAGATGCGTTTTGGTGCTTTGTTGTCTACACCGATAACTGGCCAGCATTCCTGGAGAGCATTGACCGTAATTCCGTTCCAAAGGCGAGCGTACTTGGCTTTGTAGTCAGCATGGAGGTAGCTGACATCAAACCCACAGACGTTGCTCAAGATCTTGCGAACGCATTCGTAGCACCAGTGGTGGGATGAGTCTCGGATGAGATGACCGTGAGCACAGGGGTAACCCCGGTAGTAACTGTGAGACTCAAGAATCTCATCGCTGAGATTGTGAATGTCATGCAGGTAACGAAACTCAGGGATCTCAGTGGGATTCGCAATGAGACGGGCCATGGTCAGAAGAGTTCAGATTTGGGGCAGTAGTTGTAGACAGCTGGTCCTGACTTGGGTTTCTTTTGATACGCAGTAGACAAGACCAGCTCCAGGCGGTTGTCTTTCCCTGGGTTTGCCTCCCCATGGATCACGTCACCACCAGTGGGTTCCTTGCCCGTCTGCAGGTACCAAACGAGTCTGTGGGCAAGGTACCGCTCTCCGTTGACACAGACCTTGTAGAAGCCTGTGGCCTGGTCGTAGGTACCAGCAGGGTCACCAACCTTTCTGTTCCTATGTGCCAGGCACCATTCCAGTCCAGAAGGAGTCTTGGAGGAGAGCTTGAGACGGCGCTTGAGCCACCAAAGCTCCGGAAAGGGCTTGTAGTTGCGTGCCATGTGCAGACTTTGGGCCTTTTTCAGACAATACCCCCTACTTTAATCTTTATCTAGGTTAAATCACAAAGATCCTTGGTTTTGTGATTTGCCTTAAGAGGGTTTGAAAGTGGGGGGTATTGTCTGTTTTTCCCTGCAATCTCTGCACCGACACCTGGGTCTCACCATAAGACACCAATGACACCAAGGGATCTCACGCACGCAAAAACGTGACTAGTACATTCATACCCTGCAGAGTTACTGCGTCTCAATTCAGTCTCAAGTTGAGACGACTAAGCCTCTGGTGCGATAGACCGTTTGAGTTCCCGTTCGTTATAGGTTTCCGACTTGAGTTTCACACGCAAAAACTCAGCCGCCTTATGGGTGTTGGTGGTATCGCCACAGGTGTAGAGGTCGATTGCTGCATAGCCAATCTCTGGCCATGTATGGATTGACGCATGCGATTCCGCTAGCAGCGCCAATAACGTCACACCTTGGGGCTTAAATTTTTCGCCAATAATCCTAAGGATTGTCGCGTTAGACATTCGGAGTGCTGTCTCTAACAGCTCCTGTAGCTGGGCATAGTCATCCAGGATCTCCGCGTCACATTCGTAGAGATCCAGGATTAAGTGGCGACCATCAGACATCTTCTAGTTCAAGCTCATCCTCCATTGTCGCATTGGTATTCGCCTTTAGGTCTACCCCGTAAAACTCCTTGTATTTTTCTTTGTCGGATGACACCTCAACAATGGAAGGCCAACCTTCATATTTTGAGCTGGATTCCCGCACTGCCACATTGATTACACGCATGCCCCTGGTATTGCGCTTGCAATAGACATTGATTCCCAACTGGTGGGTGCAGATGTCAATAAAGAGGGGCTCAAAGCGACAGCGCGACATGATGCCAACGTTGCAGTTACGGCAAAACTCTGCATAGCTGGCATACAACCACTTATCTTTGTTGGCGTACACATGGGAAGAACCCACGGGTGCATTCCTGGTAAAGCCAACAGCAGTACTGACATTCACATCAAACACAACCTTGTGCTCCATCCAGTCCAAGATTGGATTAGACCGCAGGGTTTGCATCTTGCTGAACTTCTTGAAGAACGGTACCTTGTTCGCCGTATCCATCAAGTAGTCACGCATGTCACTCTCATTCATATCCAGCAGCCAGTTCACCAACCCTGGCAGCAAGTGAGCAAACTCTCCCTGGGGTTCCCCCTTGGAATTGAACTTAATCAATTCTTTTTGTTCATTAGGCCCGCCCTGGAAGGGGCGGTCGAAAGGAATGGTGAGCCGACGACGTGACAAACCAGACGTATAGTCAGTTGTTTGAATTGCTTCGTTAGCAGTAACCATGACAACACCCTTGAACTGGAAGGGTTCTTGATTCTCATTCTGATACTTACGCTCAGAACGAATCCAGTCATTACCGGTGATTGCCTTCAGCCTTGATACGGAGCCACCCCAACGGTCTGCATCCTGGAACAGCAACAGTTTTTTACCCATATAGCTTGCAGCTTCAAAACGATTCTTCTCCAGATTCTCAAAGTCCGTTGAATAAACGTTCTTGCGTCCAACCAATGCCACTGCCAAGTTTGCATAGGTCGACTTACCAGATTTACCTGGGCCTACAATCTCAACAAACTTCTGGATCTCATAGCGACCAAGGAGTGTTGCCCGCAGCCATGCCCGCAGTACTTGCGTACGCTCCCAACTGTCGTGCTGTGTATGCTTCAGCCATTTAACAATGTCTTCACATGTAGCAGAAGGGTCATACTCATAGGGCATCTGCTGCGTCAAATACAAATCCCTGGTAAAAGGCAGCAGTTCTCTTGTGTCAATATCGAGTACACCATTCAAGAACAGTAGGTAACTACCGTCTTCATACCAATCCTTGAAATAAAGCGTAGATTGCAGGTGCTCATACATGTCACCCATCATCTTAGAGTTGAACCCCGTCTTGACCAGATCAGGCATCGACTTCAACTTGGCACGGATATCGCCATACATTTCAATCTTGCTCAGCGGTGACCAAAGGCCAGGACCTTCGTGCTGATACATGAAAAATTGCCCATGCACCAAGCTATACAGCAGATTGCCCTGGTACATTTGCAGGAGCATATCCGCAATCACATCAGACGATGCGTTTTGTACTTGTTGGTCTTTCCCTTTCTTTTCCGTTTTTTCAGTTGCCAGTTGATGCTGCTGCCTCGGTTTCCGAGTCCGCTTCTTACCTACAGCAGGAGCATTTTCTTCAAGTAGTGCCATTACTTCCAGGTCCGGTTCAATTGATTCCAACAGAGTGGACACATGTTCAAGTGTCGCATCATCAACATTCATTGCCTTGTAGTCCTGAGAAGGTTTCCAGCCCTGCTCACGAGCCACATGAATCAGAGAGCCAAGGCCACGGCCACCCCCTTTGCTAAAAGAACGCCACCGTTTTTGGCACTCACCCTCCCGATATTTTTCCGATTGCTTTGACCATTCATCCCATTCATCCAGCAACGACTCATCCAATGAATGTAACGTCTGGCCAACTGTGATCCAGATGTCGTAATCATCTGCAGCTTCCGGAGGCATCCCCCACGTTGCCTCCACAGCCAGTTGCATATCGCGTTCCAGATCAACCCTGGATTGCACCACAAAACCAGGACCAACCATCCGAGTTGTTTCCTGGGCCGGGACCCCCTGTTTAACATTTTTATTAATAATTTCAGTCAGCAACCAGTCAGGGAAATCAGGCAGGTTATCCACCCACTCAAACCCTTGATCCGGCGCCGTAAAATACCCTTCCGTTTCAGGGTGCAAACCCATCAACACGCCCTGGTGCTTACACCAAAGGATCTCAAGCTTCTCTTTATTTCCCTCAGCGTGCCAGGTGTACTTGTTACGGATAAAATGCTTCTGTTTATCGCGTGGTAACTTGTACAGCTTGCGTTCACGCCCTGGCTTACCGCTTTGAATCGTTAGCGTTTTTGGTAAAGCTTCATCGAACTCCAGAGAGGAGACAGAAGTGATGAGGTCGTAAACAGTTGGGCCGTCAACGTCAACCCATACGAAGCCATAAGGATTGTTATAGGCGGGGCCACCAAGAAGGCCAATCGCTTTGCAAGTTCCATTTAAAATTTCTTCTTCAATTTCACGCACACTGAATGGCTTGTTCTGCCAGCCAGTCGTATATGGGTCTTTGTTTGCGCCTAGGGGGGTGAGCGGCCAGTCGATGGGAATGTATTCGAGCTTGATTTCGCCCGGTTTGAGGGCCTGCTGGTTCTTGCTGGTCATGCTCGCTTCTGTTCCTTGAGTTCTACTTTAAAGTCTCGCGTGGGGTAGTACGTTTCTTTTGTCACAACAAATGCATGAAGATGCATGGTGGTGGGCAGACAAAAACAGTCCCCGTCCGCCGCATTATCCATGAGGCTACGGAGCGTATTTATCCACTCACCAATGGCCACGTGAATGTCCATTGGGTTGGAGATGAGACTTTTATTATCCTACGGGCACCAATCCAGACTGCCCTCAAATAATTCTATAGATTACTTGGACTCACCAGACACAGACTGGGATTTTTCAATTTCATCATCCCATTCTTTCATGATTTGATTGTAAGAATCCACCGGATCCCTGCCAGTCTCAATGCAAGACGAGGTTGCGACGGACCATGCAATACGCTTGCGTCTTTCCAAGGGATCATCAGTATTCCAGGGCATCACCACCAACCTTTCTTTTTATTCTAGATAATTTACTGGGGTTAAAATAAACAAATAAATAAATAAATAAGTCATGGCTAGCAAAAAGAACTCTTCAAAACCTGCGGCAAAAACTTTAAAGCTGCTATAATTAAAAAAATAATATAAATATTATGCCCGCTCCAAAGAAAAAAACACCTGCATCCAAAGCCAAAGCGGATGCGTCTAAAGCAAAAGCAGATGCCGCCGCCGCCGCCGCTGCAGCTACAAGAGCCGGAGCAGCGGTTACAAGAGCTGGAGCAGCGGTTACACGTGTCAATGCAGGACAAATTGCTGGTAAGTATGCTAGGTAATATTTAAATTAAATCAGGATCATATACATTACAACGTTCAATCTGGCTGTAGTACTCTTCAACGACCTGCAGCCAGTCTCCCCTCAGAGAGTCCAAGAACTTTCGGGAAATCTTAAAGACTTGTGTACGGACAGGAGTTGACACCAGGATGGCTGCTTGCTGGACCCGCATCCCAAGAGTTTGCTCAATACCAAGGTCATAAGCTGCCAACTGCTTGCAGGTTTTTTTGAATTTCATGTGACCACCCAAGAGATCACGCCATTCGACCGACCCTTTCTCCAGGTCTTTAGGCCACTTGCGACTATACGGTTTGACACTGGTTTTTAAGTCGGCAAGCGTCAGTTTGTTTCCTACGACACCAATGATGTCAGGCGAGCCAACCCAAGCTCGCCCTTCATCGTCATGTGCCCATACTCTACCGATACCATCGTCTGATAATGTGAATTGATGTTTGTCGAGCAGAGGAGTTTCTGCCCATAACACCTCGTCAAACTGATCAAGAATCCCTGGCATACCCGACCAAAATTCCTGGTAGTCAGCAGGAATTTCAGGGTTCTTATCCCCTTTCAGGTAGCACTCCATGCCATAGTGGATAGCAGTGCCGCGCTCTGCAGCAGCTTCCTTTACGCCTGGATTGTTTTTACTCCACATCTCCAGCTTCCGTTTGTTAGCTTCGGAGGCTGTCTCTGAAATAATTGTAGTTACACTGGGCGCCGGCCCTGTTACAAACGGGGTATGGTAATGTCGCTTTCCGTTAATTGTAATACGGGCGGGGCGGCTGTTCAGCTCCCGCATCAACTCTGGTTGCTCTTGATATTTCAGCGACCATGGATCGCTTGATTCCAGTTTAGCAACCATTAACGGTTTGTGTATATTGTTTATAACATAGCGCATTTGTCAATCAAATGACACTTGATTCTTTTGAGTATCCGTGCGCGCAATGTGGTATGTGCTGCAAACAAGTAGGAAAAGTCCTGGAAAACCGTGCGGCAGTACTTCCCTTACTACAAGACACGCCCCTTGGTCAATACCTAGTTGACTTTCCGTATCAAGCAGCGGAAGACGGATCGTGTGAGATGCTTGAAAACAACGTCTGCCTGGTGTATGACAATCGACCCACCATTTGCAATATCAAGAATTTTGTTGAAAACCTACCCTCTGAACAAAAAGTTTTGCATTATTTAAACAACGTAGACGCTTGCAATGCCATGATGGATGCAGCCGATGTCGACCCAAGCTTGCGTATTGACAAGCAACAAGTGGAATCAGAACTACACTCTTTACTTACCGAGTCCGCATGAAAGGCTTTGAAATCTCCATCGGCACAGTCCTTGGTGCAATCTTGGTACTGACTATCATTGATATCTACATCATCTTTGGCTCTCACTGATGACCAGTAACCTCACCCGGTTTTACCTAGAAGAAGAGTTTGAGTACGTTACCAAGACTCCGGTCATCGATGTAGAAACTACGGAGGCCGATGAAATTGAGCAAAAACTCAAAGATCAAGATATCATTTATACACGCGTTGACTTGTAATGTCCGAAGCACCACCCATCGAAATGATCGGCACCATGGTCCTCAACGGGGCCGATGATTTGTGGAAGCATTTTTCAAGTATTGACCATCCGCTCAAGCGATACGTTATTGTTGATAACTCAATGGGCAAGTACCCCGCAGTGCGAGGTACTATTGAACAAATTAAACAAGACAAACCTGAGCATATTGACGAAGTTGTAATACTTCAAAACAATTTGAACGTTGGCTTTTCCGGTAGTGTCAATCAAATTGTTCGCCAGAATACCGATTGCCCCTATTGGTGCATCTTTTCGGTTGATTGGCACCCATGCCCAGGTGAATTAGCCAAACTTGCCAAGCGCTTTACGCAACCTTTTAATCAATTTTTATGCGACGAAACAATGAGCGGATATTCCGCTATGGTATTTAAGGCCCAGCTTGTTCAACGGGTTGGCCTCATGGATGAAAACTTTTTCCCCGCATACTTCGAAGACAATGATCATCGGTATCGCATGGAACTTAATGGGCTCTCATGGGATTACTTTCCGTTGGCCTTTGAACACAAAGTCAGCAGCACCCTGCATAGCGACAAGAAATTTGAAAACCGAAACAATGTCACATACCACAACAACGCAATGTACTACCTCAAAAAATGGGGAGGATTACCTGGAAACGAACAGTATGAATCCCCTTTCAACAGCGAAGCCCCAGCCTCCTACTGGAGCTATGATCCAAAACGAAGCGAGAAACAACGATGGATCTGAGTCTTTACGGCGGGACGGGCATTATTGGTACTTATTTCAAAGGTTTATACGACTGCAGTAGTATCCCACGCGACCAGATTGAACCCCTGGGAGACGAGGTACTGTACTTAATTAGTACAACAGACAACACTACGTTCAAAGAAAACCCGTTCGTTGATGTAGACACCAATCTTGTGCAGCTTTTGCATAGGTTGGAAGCCTGTCGTCGCACTGGGATTAAGACATTCAACTTTGTAAGTAGTTGGTTTGTCTATGGCTCTGGCCACAACTGTCCCAATGAAGAAGTCATTTGTGATCCAAAAGGCTTTTATTCAGTCACCAAGTATGCCGCAGAAAAACTGTGCCGCACATACTGCACTGCTCATGGGATTAACTACCGCATCCTGCGTCTAGGCAATGTCTATGGCCATGATGGTTACGGTGATTACAGGCGCCATGCTTTGCATTACCTTATTAGACAACTGAAATGGGACCGGGATATTAACGTTTACATCAATCTGTCTCGTGATTACATCCACATTCTTGATGCTTGTCGGGCCATTTATTTGGTCTGCAAGCAAGGCGCTCTTAACTCCACGTACAACATTGGCACAGGCATTGCAACACGCCTAGGTGATTGCCTGGACCAGGCTAAAGACTTACTTAAATCCAAAGGGTGCGTCCTTCGTTCTAATGTTCCTTGTGATTATGACCAAGCAATTAGATTTTCTTTGGACTGTGGGCGTCTTTTTAGGTTAGGATTTGAACCACAGATTGCCATCCAACAAGGCATCACAGATCTATGTCTAAATCGAAAGTTCTGTACTCCGGACCGTACTTTGATGGAGCAGAAGTAGAAGCTGCTATCAAGACACTTGAGAAAGGTGTCTGGTACCCAGCCGGCAAAGAGGTTGAAAAGTTTGAGCGTCAATTCTCCAAACGTTTCAACTTCAAAGAATCTTTAATGGTCAACAGCGGTAGCTCCGCTAACCTTGTCATGGTTGCTGCCCTCAAGGCATACTATGAATGGCCTGATGATGCTGAGATTATTGTCAGTGTTGTCGGCTTCCCCACTACCGTCAATCCCATTATTCAAAATGGTCTGACCCCCAAGTTTGTTGACATCACCTGGAGTGATCTAAACTGGGACCTTGATGAGGTTGAAGATGCAATCACAGACAAAACGGTGGCTGTATTTAGTAGTCCTGTTCTGGGCAACAGCTATGACATGGATCGTTTGGTCGATATTTGTGAACGCCGTCAAATCAAACTCATTGCTGACAACTGTGATTCGTTAGGTTCTAGGTGGAATGACCTGTACCTAACAGAGTATGCAGTAGCTGCATCCTGTTCTTTTTATCCTGCGCACCACATCACCACTCTTGAAGGTGGCATGGTATCTTCTAACAACCCAGAGATTATCCGTTTAGCTCGCCAGTTTGCCTGGTGGGGGCGCGACTGTTATTGCGTTGGCGCCTGCAACATGCTTGCCAATGGTAGTTGCAACAAGCGGTTTGATAAGTGGCTTGAGGATTACGATTGCGTAGTCGACCACAAGTATGTGTTCAGTCAGATTGGCTACAACCTAAAGCCGTTGGATCTGCAAGGTGCAGTTGGTCAAGTTCAATTACGCAAGTTTGATGAGATCCACGACTTGCGTCGTGATAACTATTCTTTTATTAAAGAATGTTTTGCAGAATTTCCTTCTGAAGTTCGTGTAGTTGACGAGAAGCCACAAGCTGAAACGTCATGGTTTGGTGTGCCAATTGTGTGTGACAATCCTAAAGTGAAGCATGCACTTCAGCAGCATCTTGAAAAGAATGGTATTCAAACGCGTAATTATTTTGCTGGCAATCTACTATTGCATCCAGCTTACAAGCATCTTGGCAATCCCAAAGATTATCCAAATGCATACGAGGTACTGAAACGCGTATTTTTCCTTGGTACTTCCCCTACCTTGATTGATAGCGACTTAGATTACATTAAGAAAGTCCTTCAAGATTTTAAAGCCACATCACCTGTTGCTGTTGATGGATACTCTTTTTGTTTTAACTTGTGAAGCAATGCTGCCTACCTTTATACTTAAAGCACCTAGTGAATCTCAAATGGCCCTGTCCAATCAAGTTAAACAATCCGTCAATGAAGCAGCCGGTAATTTGCGCGAAGCACTAGCCTTTGCTGCACGCACAGAACACCCTATTGTCATCAGTAGTCTGACAGAGATTCTTATGCGTTTAGATTCTCTGGAGCAAATGGAAGAGTTTATGGATAAGTTTGGTAAATCCAAAGAAATCCCAAGCTCTCTTGGCTAACTACTCAGAAGAAGATCGACTTGCCGATTACTTTTGGAAGCTGGAAAGTGTAATACCCCAGCCTCCAAGTAATTGGGCTGTCAATGTAAAACCGTGTAAGTGGCTTAAACTAATAGAAGAAAGAAATAATAAAGCCTCTAATGGCACAGGATGATAGCAAGTACTCCAAGCCGGAGTTACGTGAAGGTATTAAAGATCGTGTGATGGCTGGCTCCAAGGGTGGCAAGCCAGGCCAATGGAGTGCACGCAAGGCCCAACTTGTTGCCCAGCAATACGAGAAAGCAGGTGGTGGCTACAAGGGCGGCAAAAGTGAAAAGCAAAAGTCCCTAGAGAAATGGGGCAAAGAAAAGTGGCAGACCAAAGACGAGTACGAAAAGCGCAGTAAGGCTAAAGCTGCCGCCAAGAGGTATAAAGATGGCGAGTGATAAAGCAATTCAATCCGGTTACACCAAGCGTTACTTACCAGAGAAAGCGTGGGCCTCATTGTCTAAAGAAGAACGTGAGGAGACGGATCGCAAGAAACGCGCTGGTAGTAGAGAAGGAAAACAATTTGTATCCAACACAGAATCAGCAAAGAAAGCTGGTAAAGCAGCACGTGCATCCAAACGTTACAAAGATAAATAACTCACCTATACTTAATAAAGATTCCTGATCATCATGGAAAAGAAAAAAGCCATTCCCCCCAAGAAAGCTGTGCCTCCTGCCAAGGGTAAGGCTGCACCTCCGGCAAAAGGCAAACCTGCTCCTCCCGTCAAAGGTAAAGCTGGTGTATCTGATAAGCAAGCTGAAGCTCGTGATCGTTTCAAGGAAATGATTGCTAAGAAAAAAGAAGCTGCTGCTAAAAAGAAATAAGGTATCGCGCTATACTTTCAGTGCTCAATATCCACGTCTCGTCCCGTAGGTATTGGCGGTAAGTAGTTAGTTCTAGATCTCGGCTTGAGCAACCGAGATTTTTTGTTATACTACTAAGTGATAGAGGCCAGGTCCCTGTACGCGTTAGGCACATAGCCTAGAAGGCGACACACCTGGTCCATCACACCACCCCTATTGCTTTGTCGGTAGGGTGCAACGCATGGACCGGAAATTTCCAGTCGCCGCGTTTGCGTTAAGTCCTGCGCATGCAGGCCAGGGGTGATCAACCCTGCCAGTTAAATCCACTGGTGAGCCGGGGACCTATTAGGCAAGCTCAATGGATTTTGTATGTAAAGCCCTGAAGCGAGCCAGGTTTTGCGACCTGGCAACATACAGCAACACCCCTCATGCCTAGCTTGATAACGAGGACGGCTTTACACCGGGCGCACGGGCTTGCAGGCATCCTCACTCAGTTATTAATGACGCACAAACCGAGGGGTCACTCAACCGGTAGTCCAGTGGCAGGACACCCCGACAAGGGAGTTAGATAGTTGGTTCGATTCCAACGCGGTTGATTCACCTGGTCCGAGACAATTGGATAGTACGGCTGCTGCGCTGCAGGGCGATGTAGGTTCGAATCCTACCCAGGTGCTTTAGAGTGAGCAAACTCAAGCAAGTCAAATGAGTTACCTCAATCACAACCTACCTACGTTCACGTGTTACATCCGAAACGAATTCCTATACAACCACAAGCAAGGCCAGGGTGATGTGACGTTGTGCGATGTCCACTCAGTGGCTTCCCTGGAGAAACACGTCCCTTTATTTGAAGTCTTTTTAGAGAATGGTGTCAACTGGACAAGGCGTCCAATTCACGCTCTCTGCTGGAAGCCAGACGCCCCTAAGCCTGAGCTTAATGAATGCATGTGGTGGGATTGTTTCTCTCCGTATATTGATGTGCAAGTCCGGTCACGCCTCTCAAACTTACGTGCCCAGCTAATTACTTTTAAAGGGGAGAAGAAAGGTGGAGTCTATATGTTCACCCTTGACTGGTCATGGGAATCTAAATCAACTCTTAATACAAACTTTAGTGAAACACCTGAGCATAAGTGTGCGCACTTCTTCCGGATGGATGATGGCAACTTCTATGCGTATCCCAATAACCGAGTCATCTGGTACGACGATGCCTGGCTTAAGAACCGCATTGAAAAAAATCCTGGTTACGAGATTGACTTGACTGAGTACAGCGTGGAGAATTCACGGATGATTGAAACGTCCGATCACTTTATATACGAGACAACAGTCACAAGCAACTAGTAATTTACTGTTATATTTACTGCAGTAATGTTTGGCTTTGGTGCCAACCTCCAAAGAAAAGCTCCAGCGCAATAGACAAAAGTTTCTTGAATACAAGAAGACTTTGAATTGCCAGCACTGTGGGTTGGATGATCATCGTGTCCTTGAGTTCCACCATGTTGGTGACAAGGACCATAACATATCAAATATGGTCAACCACGGATACGGCTGGCGCCGCATCGAAGAAGAAATAAATAAATGTATTCCACTATGCTGCAACTGCCATAGACTTGAGCACTGGACCAGCTAGATGCAGTATACTATTCATAATTAAAATTTTAATTATGAAAAAATGCAGTCAATGTGCTTTACTAAAACCTTTAAATGATTTTTATAATGAGCCAAGAGTCAAGGACGGCAAACAAGCAAAATGCAAAACTTGCCACAAAAAAATTACTGAAAAATATCGCAAAAATAATCCAGAGATTTATAGAAAAGCTAGTTTAAAAAACTGGCATTCTTTAGATATTGAAGAAAGACAAGCAAGATGGATTAAACGATATGGCATTACCACCAAAGATTACAAACAGTTACTTGAAAAACAAAATGGTGTTTGTCAGATTTGCACAAAAAGCTGCTCTTCTCGACAGTTTTTATCTGTAGATCATTGTCATAAAACAGGAAAAGTTAGAGGGCTGCTTTGCGTTAAATGTAATACAGCCCTAGGAATGTTAGATGATAACGTTGAGTATTTTACTGCCGCAATTAATTACCTTAAGAATTCCGAAGAGTAGCTTTAATTTTCCAGGCTGCTTTAAATGCCTGACCTACAAGATCCGCCATATAATTTTGAACATCAATTGCACCTACCTTGGCGGCAACAGGCTCCAGCTTTTTGGCTTTCATGCCAAGCTCTTCAAGGTTTTTGTAATACACGCCAAGCATGTCAGTGCTTTTGTAGGAAGTCACAACTTGCATAGGAGGAGCTGCATCTTTAAGCCCACTACCACACATAGGGAGTAAATAATCCATGCTGCGAACAAACTCAGCAAGGGTATCAAACTGTTCAAGGTGCGCTTCATATTGTTCTTTTAAAAATTCATGTAAGCCAAGAAAATTTGAACCCTCAATATTGAGGTGAATAAGATGTGACTGTGTCTCCAGCTCCTTGAGGTAGGCACACAGAGAGATGCATTGCTGGATGAATGCACCTACATCACCACCAGCCTTGGACTTAGCGGGAGCTTTAGGTTTGTCCTGGGGCTGAGGAGCTGATTGAGGCTGAGGAGTTTCAGCTACTTGGTACTGCTGAGGGGTAGGGGTATACATAGTCACATGGCAATAGTACTAGTTTATCAGTCATTAATGCCTCAGCGGCTTACTTCTTCCCAGTCCATGGATGCAAGTACATCAGAACCAGCTTGTGCACTACTGCATGCCAAAGTTAATTCAATAGCCGTACCAGTGAGACCATTGCGTTCCAGCTGGAAAGCAAACAATGCTTCTTTCAAGATATCAATAACGGTTGAGCCTTGGTTAGAACCCGTGGCAAAACCACTGGCCAGGATACGTCCTGTACCAATGGTGAAGTCCGTGCCAGTGATGTTGTATTCAACCGAAGAGTTTGCCCCAGTGTTATCCCAGGAACCAGCCGTGGTAGTGCCGCCAACAATTACTTTCCAGTTGTAGTTTGAGTTGTTGGTAATACCCATGATTGACAACGCAGTCAAGATGACAATTGCATCAAGACGCGTTGATTTAAGACGAATAGAGATAACTGGGTACTCAGTAGAGATAACTGTTAGATCACGCGGGGATGCAACTGGAGTTCCAATAGCAGACTGAGCACCACGCAATTCATAACCACCTTCCGACAATACGGTTGAACAAACCTGCTTTAATGTACTGCTGCTTGCCGTGGTATCTAAATTAGTAATTTCATAACGCAACGGCAAAGATGCCGTTGTTATATAGGTGGATGTAATTAAGTTGGCATGGTGGAATGAATGACAGTGAACAAACGCACCATTGATTATAAACCCTGCACGTACAGTGCCAAGGCCAAGCCATTCAATATCAAACCAAAGGATTTGTGCTTTGCTGATATCAAGTGTAAAACCTGACTGACCAGTACCATCCAGCTTGTCAATGTTCCAATTGGCTTGAGCTACTCGCGTCTCATTAACACTTCCACTTACAGAACTACGTTCAACAAAGGTTGGCTCTGTAGTTCCACTGACTTCCAGGTACATACCATTAGCCGTACCATAGTAACCAACGCGTTGCCGTAGATTTCCCTTTGCAGTATTCATTACAAAGGTCGACATAACCAACAGGGATTTCCCTGGTTGATATGAGCAAACCTTGTTGGTTTCTCTAATGACTTCTGCGCCGGATGCTGTAGTTACGTTTAGATCAACAAGTCCTTGGTTTTCATTAAATGCATAGGTACCACCAGTACCTGTAGAAGTGGACCATAGACCATTGTCGTTATAACGATGACTTGAGTCAAATAAAGTTAGAGGCGCTGATACACGTGTGCGACCAAATGCATCACCCGCCATACCCCCTGGCTGCACATAAAAACTAGATCCACTTGCAGTGGTTACTTCTAATGGATGCCCACTGCAAGTTTGTACTTTTTCTACGTGATATAAATTATCATTTTGTGGATCCCTATAGAGTGGCATTGACTTAATGCATATTTTTTTTATTTTACTTCCCAGTATTCCATGTATCTCTTAGGTGACCATAGTCTCTTGGCTCAGTAACAGGCACCTGCGTGTCATTACAAACATCACAGGTTCCGTTGTGCCAAGTTGAACAGTGGTTAAGGGGACCCACGTACTCCTCTGCCTGGTACCAGTTACCATGTTGCACGCCACACCGATAACAAACCCAGGCCGGGTATTTACTTCGTGCCATAGTTATTTCCTTGAACCAGTGAAGCAAATTCTTGAGCTTGATCATATTCTTTCTTAACAATACTTAGGTTATGGTTTGCAGCTGCAATCAGAGCTTCGTACAGATCTTTCCCTGATAATTCATTTGCAAACTCTGCAATAGTATCCAGGAAGTACTCTTCTGCTTTTTGTTTGTTTTTAACAATTTGCTCTTGGTCAAGTACATCTGACATTAAAGTTGCCACCTTGGTTGTGTTGTGAAGATTTTCCCGTGATTGCTTTGAAATCAAAGGAGTATCCATCTCTGCAATAATACGATTTTGTTTGTACCATTCCTGCCATTTTTTGATGGCATCCATGGGTTCGTGTGGGTGATCCATAAGTAAATAAAAAACGCCCCATGAGGATGGGACGTTTCATCATAGGTACAATTACGAAACTACTACTGTTTCTTCCGAACCATTTTGGGTTTCTTCTAGAAACTTTTCAATCGCCGCAATGCGTTCGAAGTACAAGTCTCGGCAGGTGGGGCCAGCCTCTGTCATGCAGAAGCGTTCCCATAGACCTGTATACACATGATCGGTTGGTTGATAAACCTGATAGATGTGCTCCAGGAAATCAGCCTTCTGCTGCTCCTTGGCAACATCCCAAGACTGAAGCTGTTCTTTCAGCCAAGGAGTATCAAAGGCACCAGTCGTATTTAATTTTTTAAGAAGCTCTTTATTCATTGGAATCAACTGCTGTGATGGAGGTAAAGACACCCTTGATGCTAGGGCTTGCTTCAAACAAAAGGTCGTCTACTTCATCTTGTAATGCAATTGCAATATCTTGCGGGGTTCGACCAGTGAAGCTGTCATATTCAACTTCAATGTCAACCGCAAAGGATACGGTTAGCTTAGGCACAGCAGTGAGAACCATTTCTGGAATGGAGGACCCAACTACTTTACAGTAATCTTTCTAAAGAGTGCACTTGATTACGTTGATAGTAACCAAGACGTTCCTGAATAATTTGTGTGTAATTGATAGCGGCATCTACCATCTCAGTAGGATCCATAGATGCAGCTAAGTTTTCATTTGCTAACATTGCAGCCGTTAGTACGGTAACCTGCCACTCTAGCTTGGTCCCAATCAATGCAGGAATAGGTGTCCCATCCTGAGTAAAACCTGCCAGCAATTCAACTAGCTTGTTTGCATCAGTCATGGAACACCCGTAGTAGTTATCTAATTGTATGGCAGTTTATTTTTCTGCCTTGACCATGTGGTACCAATAGGCACGGGCAGCATTCTGATGGAAGCGCTTACCAAACAAAAGCTTAAGGCGCTTCTGCTCTAGCTCATCAACTTCCGTCATGTTGTACGGAAGAACTTCTTCGCCATCATTAAGGCTAGAAATTTCAAGCGTGTTGATTTCCAGCTGCAGATTAAAGTCATCTACTGCGTGGTTGTGACAACTCATCTTGATGTGAGCATCTTCCAAATCAGAAGGAGCTTCAATCTTTTGGTAGAAGGTCTCCGGGATATTCGGATGCATCCAGCTCCACCCTTGGCTCGGAGTAGATGCGGCTTGTGCGTACCGCGTATTCTTGAGTGACTTTGACTCCGCTTGGGAGGGACTGACCGGCTTCGTACGCATTGCGGATGGCATCGAGATTTGGGAGTACTTCGTGTTTAGTTTTGGGTTCAGTCCTTTCAGCAAGGACTTCCCCTGTCATTGAACGTACCACAACATGCTTGGTCGTGGTGGTTTCTTGCTCAATGCAATACAGCTGTCGTTCTTCTGAGTTCCAAAACTCTGGATCGGACGTGATCTCAACGGTGAGATCCCTCTTCTTGGTTAGCGTAAACTGATAGTTCCTGCCCTGAATCTTATTAGATTCTTGTGGCAGGGAACGCCTGAGCCAACTGATCAAACCCTTGAGGGATCGCAGTTGGGATTCATGATGACGTTTGGCCTGGGCAATGAGTTCCCCTTCTTTCTTGATGCGCTCAAGAGCATCCTCATGGGCCGCCATAGCGTAATAGATACGGTCGACCTTCTCTGAACGGAGAGAGGCACAGGCCTCCAGCTCAGCTTGCGCCAGTTCCTGGGACTCAGGAGTGAGGAGAGGAAGACTACGTTCCAGGGCACCATAGTGCTCGTAGAGTTTGAGAATGTTTAGATCCTTGAGTTTAACCTGTGTGATTTGAGTCATGGCTGTTCAATTGAATCAGAGTTGACTGTTTAGTTTTTGCATGCGTTTTGTATAACGCTTTGCTTCACGTTCACGCATGCGTCTGTATTCTCGTGTTGACATTTGAACTGGCTTGTAATTTCCAGCATCACCACCAATAGCTTTTGTTTGTTGTTCTAAAAAACGATCAAGGCTAACCCGAGGATCAAGATCAAAGGACATTGCTTAATTAAAACAAGATTGAACTTTATTTAGTGCATAGGCCAGCAATGCTGCGGCTGCTGTCCAAAGAATATCTTTCATTACCGGAAGTACGGCAGCAAACAAGGATTCAAACATGAGTTGAGTGTATGGTTGGCGGTCAGTTTTACGTCATGACCAGGACGTTAGATCACTCTGGTTTAGTCAGCAGTTCTTTGATAGCTTGGATTTCATCCATCAAGTCCTGGCGACTATATAACGTGAGTGAATCATAGGAACGCTCCACGATTTTTTCAGGGGCTTCAGTCTTCTGGATAATGCGAGCCTCATCATTGACATCGTACGTAACAGTCTCGTACATTCTCCAGATCACATCATGGGGCCAACCATTGAGGTCTACGTTTTCCTCAAGTGATGCACGAATGAGTGCATGCATTGTCTTGAAAAGAAACGTAGCCTTATCCTCAAAGATCTCAAGGTAACGATCTTCGTCAAGGCCGTAAGTGTCAATCGACATAGCAGTCAAGTGCGTTGGTTAATGCTTCAATGATAAAGGATTTTTGTCCTTTTTCACCAAGGTTTGTCCAGTATTCAAGATCTGGATCAGCATCATCCCACTCAATGCGGATGATGCAACCACCATCTTCTTCGTCAATCACAGTCACTTGCAACTTGTTTACCCAATTCGTGTTCAACATGAGCTTTTAATACCTCTTCGACATAGTCTTCTTGGTGCATCCTAAGTTCTGCGCCAAGTTTTACAAGACCCCAGTGGGTATCTTGATCTAGTTCAAGATCGTAACGGATTGTTGTTTTGGTGTGTAAGTTGTGCTTCATTTCTTTTTGATTGCGGATTGCAGTTGTGACAATGCAGTACCAGGAAATGGTACATAGCCTGCCTCCATCATATTGAAAAACAAATCCCAGGCATGCCCTTGGTTGAATACCTCCGTTGGTTTGTACGTACGCCAGTGAGTCAATGGAGCCTGAGCACCAGACTTGGTATGCAGAAGTACAAACTTACCATCACTGATGTGATCCTGAGGAGGTGCATACCACCATGCCACACACTTATCAGGTGTACCACTGGGCAATGCATTACGCACCTCAGTCCGCTTGCACAGCAGCTCACGGTATTTATGGAACCAAGTCAGGTGGATGCACCAGGGCTTGAATCCTTCGATCTCTTGTCGGAACAAATCCAAGTTGTTGAGCTGACGTTGAAAGGACCCGCATGAACAGAAAGGTTCAGGGACTTTGGACTCAGCTTGGTCCTCCACCAAGTCAGCGTCCATATCAATGGGCCGATTTGGAGCCCGCAACCCGTCCGGCGCAACCAAATGCCCCAGGTCCGTTTGGTCATTCTGGAGAAGAGCGATGACTTTATTGGGGTCAGATAAATGAATGAACTTGTCTGCCCAGTGTTGTTGGAGCTTGGCATTGGAAGTCAGGTGTCCGAGTGCGTGTGAGTAGTTCCAGCCCTTAAACATAACGTAAGCATTGTTATGCCATACACTAGGGCCACGGTAATTAGGACCAAGGTAAGAAAAGAAGTCTTTGAGTCGGTGAGTATACTGCTGGAACGCTGTCTTGATCAACGTCCGTTCATAAGCCTGCTCACTACCATCACAACGCACCACAACACAATTGTCATCTCGCAGATAAATGCCAGAGATTTCGGTGTCATCAAAGTCTGCATACGCACGACGAATGTTGGACCGTGAATAGATGAGGGCTTGAGCTGAGTTGAGTTCGGTTTGGAGTTGCATGAGTCTGAGTTGAGTTAGATGAAGAGATCAGCGTCCTGGTCCCTGTCGTGAAGTGTATCACGATACTTGGTCCGCTTGTAGGCCAAGCGCGCCATCCGATACGTTCCGTAAAGAACGCCAGCCCAGCATACAGGACTACCAATGGCCAAGGCAACCACTCCTGCTATGGCAGCAGTTGCGGCACCATCTTTGATTGCAGCTTTTTCTTCAGGTTTCATTTGTGATTGTTAATACATTTTGAAGTTTTGATCTAGGGTTTACTATAGATGTAACCTATGGATGCCAACTGAATAAGCCATGGAAGAAATCAAATACGTACCATTAACTAAATTTCAAATTGAACCAACGCTTGATGATAAGTTTTGGCTAGAAAAAATCAAACGATCAATTGAAGATTGCAATTCAGTAAGTACCTTAAAAGAAATGGCGACCTTGCTTGCGCAGATCGCCACTCAACGTCAAGGTGTGATTAGGGGATTAGTACAAGACATGTTTATTTTTAACGGCATTGCAATCAATCAAGATGACATTGCCAACCCTCCGACTTAGCTTCTGCAATTAAACGAAAAACGGTTCTTTTGTTGTAACCAACATGTTTTGCAATCACATGGACAGCAGTACCTTCTTGTTTCATTTTTAAAATTGTTTTTCTTGTTTCAAAAGTACATTTTTTTGGATGGGTTCCATGGCGCTTTTTATTGTTCATATCATTTAAATTATCTAATTGTGTTCCAAGTTTTAAATGAAGTGGATTGCAACACAATCGTACATCGCATACATGCATAACAACTTTCCCTTTAGGAATAGGACCATAAAAATGCGAGTAAGTCCACCTATGGGCTAGTCTACTCACAGGGTTTGTAGGCATTTGGCCATAGCCTGCACCCATAGTAGAGCCAAGAAAAGGCCAGCATGAAGCTGGCCCGCCCTCAGAATCAATGAGACTGAGAAAATAATAACTCACAAGCTATTGTCCTCCCCAGTTAAAAGGTCACGAGAAGGTAATGCCTTGACTTCTACTTCATTCAATGTACGAGACACTGGAAGAACCTGCACGCCTTCTTTCATTCCATATGCTCCATTAAGTTTTTGAGCATCTTGTTTAGCATGGATGTTAATGTAATCACTGAACAGTTCCTGGAACTTCCAAGTAGATTCACGATCTTCATCAGGAATCGACATGCGATTCAAAGATTCGACCGCCTCTTCTTGGTTGCTGTAACCAGGAATGTCAAAAGATTCAATTGCACAGATCTCAACGTTGTTGGCTCCGCGCATCTCATTGGCAAGTACTGGAGCAAATACGGTAGTTGCATAGAACTTTTCATTAAAGCTCAGCGGTACTTCAGCATCCAGTGCTTTGCTCAAGCACTTGGACATTTCCTTTTCGTACAGCTTGACCTTGTCGCTAACGTCAGTACCATTCAATCCCTTTAGTGTAAGCACCATCGGAATCTTGTGGGCACGCTTGTTGTCCTGCGTAAGGATATACACCAGGTACTTTGTACGTACACTGTACTTACGCTTGTACATCTCACCTTTGCTGTTGGCAAGATCAGATGCAATCTTGTCAGCCTCAAACAATTCCTTGGTACTGGGATCATCAAACGTACCAATCGTCTGCCTCATCCCCGTGGTTTCCTCAACCATGAGGGGAGAACGTAGAAGGATTTGAATACGAGGCTCAACAAAATTGAGTCCTTCTTCCACTGAAGTGTTGGGAGCCATGCCGAAAGTTTGCTTGTAGTTCCAGATAACTGAACCTTTAGCAAACTGATCTTCAGTGGCACTCCATCCGCAAGTGTCCAGATCTGAGTTCCGCACGAACCAACCTCTAGTCTTGGACTTGTTGAGGGGCTGGATAGTAACGAGGTTCTGGTACCCCGAAACAAATTCTTTGGATTGAAAAAGTTTGAAAGAATCGAGGCCACGTGTAGCAAGCGCAGAAGTTTTCTTCGTAGTCATGGAAGCAGTCATGATGTGTTCAGGGTTTGGGCGTGGACGCTTTTAACGCCATCCCGAGGCGGTGATCTATGCTAGATCCTTGCAGGCATCTGCGTCATAAAGAGCGCGTGCTTTTGACAAAGCTTCACGTTCATCAATGGTTTCCTGGAACGCAGAGTAGATACTGTCTTCGTGGTAACCACAACCCTTCATAAACATTACGAAGTGCTCAAGGATCTCATCAGTAGTAACACCATCGCTTTGGAATACGATGGTGTAATCTTCTTCTTCCAAAGTAAACTTCATCCGTTGATCAGCTTTTGACATTGGTTTTCTCATTGTTAGATTCAAGCTGAAGCTTGCGTGCTTCAGTAAAAATTTCTGCAATTAAATAAGAAGACCTGGCGAGTGTTGCAACTGTTTGCGCAAACTCTTCTCCGCTTTGTTCTTTGTCTTGGAAAAAAGTGTTTATGTTTTCCATGAAAAACTCATAAGCCATTGCATCAAGAAGGCTTAGGTTGGTAATTTCAAGTGACATGGTAATCAGAAAGGAACTTCTTCGAGGTTGGGAGCAGAACCGTATTGACCAGGGAGTTCAGGTAGGCCACCTCCCGATGCTTGGTTCCAAGGATCAGTTGATTCTTCTAATGTGCGACCACCCCAAAGAGTAGACACATTCTCCGGCGTGCTTACCGTAGTCTGTGATTTGATTTCCCTTGGCTGATCATTCACATTTCCTTTGGGTGCAAGGGTCATGTTTACCAATTGAATCTTGGTTTGAACACGCTTTTCATTTGTGGTTTGATCGGTCCACGCATCAGTAACAAGCCGACCTTTAATGGTAAGACCCACGCCTTTACGCGTAAAGTTCACCAACAGTTCTGCGTTGTTCAACTTATCTTCATGCGAGTTGATCGCATAAAAGTTAAAGAGATCAGCTTGGTTACGACCAGTGCTAACCGACAACGTTTGGTTGCAGATCATCAAGCCAGTTGATGTGGTCTTGAATGCACGTGCATCTTCACGGTCAATGTCTTTAACACAGCGACCAGCAAGGATCACATCATTGATGATTGGAAACTCATCATTGACCTGGTGGATAATTCCACCATGAAGTGAATGTGTTTTGGATTCAAGATCATAACGAATCTTGGCGCCATAAATAAACACCAAAGATTTTTCTTTCAGCCTGGAGAAACGCTCAGCAGTTTTGCCATAGACATTGAGTTGAATTGGAGTTGGTGCTTTGTTTCCTACGGGAGGAAGCAGTACCATGCAACGCATGGCAGTAGAGGATGCGCTGATGTAAACCTCGCGTGGAGTTTCATTCAGCTGAGCACAAACGCAGACGTGATTCATTAACTTGAGAAGTTAGGTGTTAAGGCAGTTTAACGTCATACCTGGGACGAATCAAACAAATACTCAGTGAGTCTCAGCCCAACTGTACCCAATCCTAGAGTCGCCTTCAATCTTGCAACGAAAATTAAAGAAGTCTCCAGCAGCTGGGAAAGCAATCATAGCCTGCTCCCTGATTTGATTTGTGTACACAGGATTACAAACAAGTTGAATCTCATCATGGACCATCAAGACTTGCTCCCAATCCTTGCCGTGCACCAAGCCAAGGTTCTGTTCAATGTTGTTGTGAATGGTTACAACAACTTGCTTCATGATGATTGCACCAGCTGATTGCAATAAAACATTCAATCCTTTAAACGCAGAACGGCAATGCAACGTACGTTTATCTAATCCATATAAATAGTTGCGTGTTGAAATGTTGTTTTCAATCTCACGCTTTAATCTTTTCAATGCTGGCACGCCATCCATGAATGAATTGATTGCAGTACTTCCTAGTTTGCGCAGAACAAATTCATCTTTTTCATTCGGATCAATAATCGTACCAGCCTTGACTGATCCACATCCATACAACATTCCATACAGCAAACGCTTACTGATGTCCCTGGTCTCTACGCCAAATTGTTTTTGGTTGTAGATATGAATGTCACCAGTTGGATCTGTTACAAGTTCTGCATACTCACCGTTATCCCAAATTGCTAAGTACCCGGCAAGGCACCTAAGCTCCAAAGCTTTAGCATCGATCCCAATAAGATCCCAACCATCAGGAGCATGGAATAGTGAACGGCATTCTTTTCCATAAGGTGAATAACCTGCTGGCACCTGGCCCATGTTTGGTGATCGGTGTGCACAACGACCCGTAATGCATCCGTTGGTAATCACGTCACCATGCATCCGTCCGTTCTCATTGTTGACAAGCTTGAGCCAAGCATTGTTACCATCAGCAATCTGACCAAGACGTTTCTTGATCAGCATGTATTCAGCTAATGGCTTCGCTTCTGCATACGGAAGTGCTCCGAGTATATCGTCATCAAGAGTTGGATTGCCTTTCTCAGTAGTTTTCTCTGGAACCCACCCGTATTTTTGTTGTAAGCGATCAACAATTTGCGCACGAGATCCAGGATTAAATTCTTCGTACGTGACTTTAATAAACGGCTCGCCCTTGACATACCCACGTTTAGTGTTGTTGACCTTTGGGACAAAGACCGTTTCATGTTTGATGGGCGGGAAGATTTGTTTCAGATGTTTAACAAGTTCCTCTTCCTTTGCTCGGAGATCATCCACCAAATCAATAGCAGCATCCACATCGAAAGGAATACCCGCTCTAATTTGTCGGTTAATCGCCAAGGCAAAGTCATGCTCAAGCTTGAGCGCAGCTTGCTGGTAGTTCTGCTTGACGGTATGCTCCCAAAGTTTCTTTGTGACTTGAACGTCCTGGACACAGTAGTCCAACATCTCCTGGGAATACTCTTTGAAATCTTTGAAGTCAATCTTGTGATCAGCGAGACGCCAACCCCAGGCTTTGAGCGAAGCTGAACCCCGCAAGTTCTTTGGAACCTGCGGATATTGTTCGATGTCAAGGTCATAGAGAAGTTCTTTGGGCCAGATGAGTCGTGTGCAGATGAGTGTGTCAATGACACGTGCGTTGTGTTTGAATTCGGGATACAGCTTTTCTAATACTGGTAGGTCATAGAAGATCACGTTGTGGCCAATGAGTACATCAGCGGTTGCCAGATGATCAAGAGCAGCAGCAATACGATCAGGCCCATAAGTAAAAGTTTGTTGGGCTGTGATGTCATGAATGACAATGCAATGGGTCAGTGTGACCTTGTCATAAAGATTATTAGTCTCAATGTCAAAGATCAGCCAACGCTCATTTACGGAATCGGGCTTCATCTTGAATTGAGAGTTCTTCGCGAGAAAGGTCTTCGTCATTCTTGTTAATCCACGTCAAGACTTGCTGTGCACCCGCACGATACGGATGAGAGAAGATCTTGTTAAGAGCTACGTCAGAGTCTAACGGAATTAATTCAAATGAATTGGATTGGTTGCACGCAGTTATTGCGTGAGGTAATCCATCTTTCCATGTAGCAATGACGTAGCTCATCGGAATAAAACAAGAACGGTCAGATGTTAACCGATCTATTTAATTATGCAAGTATCTTAAGATTCTTTTTTGAATGTCTTGCCATAGCCAACGAAGCCACCATCCTTCTTGCGTTGTGTAACAGCTTGCATAGCCTCAGATCCAGCACGCTGGCTACCGTGCACCAAAAGTGCAAATGGTTTGTCACCAAGGCAATGGCTGTCGTCATGATCAATCTCAAGACCCAGCTCTGCCGCTTGCTCTTCCGTATATACAACGTAAGCAACCCGCTGGAACACATCGCTGTACTTGGGGATCAAGTAGTCGAGTGTCCCACCGGAAGATGCAGTGAGATAGAAGTTGGATGGGATTTGATCACGCAGGTTATACCACATACCAAGAGACTTGGTATAAGCATAGAACGTTTGCTTAGGTCGCTGGGCAGCAGCCATCAGCCAAGCACGCATGTAGTTCTCAGTCCAGAAGTCACCAGACTCATGGACACGTACCAGTTTTTTTGGTGCTTGTAATGTGAGCGATAGGTCGATCAGGTCACGAAGCAACATAGCCTGGTTCCCATTGGAGTGGATGACCTCACGAATGAGATCCCAGTTGTGCCATCGTGCCGCACGAACGTTGGGCCGCACCTCTGCCATGGCAGCAAAGCAACGGAACTCATCTGCTTCTGTGCCCGTGTACTGGGGCAGATCGGTAATGAGTCCGGTGACACGGTCAGCAAATGTCTTACAGACACCAGCGTGTGGGCATGAGTGACCAGCAGGCAGCGAGAAGATCAAACGATTCTTGAGCTTGCCGTTGCCGTTGGAGAATTTAAGGAGTTTCATTGGTGTTGAATGTGATTGATTAGTAGAACTGATGAATGAGTTTAGGGACATCTCAGGTCCGTATCCCGTACAGGAATATTACCAGATCCCCTGCGCCGCAAGGGATTTGGTGCTACGATTCGGTCGTAGTTTTTTAGGAGTCACTAGGCATTCCGTCGCCGGTGGACGGCGGGCAGGTCAGTACGCGAGAGTGCTCACCATCCACCACCTCAATCACACCAGACATCAAGTCATCTGGTACAAAGTTCAAGGCATTGCGGATGTAGAGCATTGAGTCCGTGTACTCACGTCCATCCAATCCACCTAAAGCAATAGCTTCCCAGTGTTCAATAGCTAGTTCTTTAATTGAGTATTCCATTTAAATACAAGAACTCTTTTCATCTTGTTCCAGTTCTTTTATTAAGTCTTCAACGACATGAGAGGGAATGCAGTGTGGTGTTTCCACCCAGTCCTCACCGTAATAAGTTGTCTCTTCGGAATTCATGAGTTGCTTCAAAGCTGCGGCAACAGCATAGCGATGCCAATACGCTCTATCTTGTTGATGACTATCCCAAAAAACCTGCATGATTTTTCTTGTCAATTTTTGAATAGCAGTAAATTTTTTGGTCATTCGAATACAGCCTCGCCAATGATGGGGAATTGTTCACAGAAGATCTCTTTGATCTCCTCTGCAATTTGCCGATGCTCGAGCTGAGTGCTTACATCACAACGCAGTTGTAGGTAATGGATCCATGAACGGAGTGATCCATTCATGTACATCTTTGTCTTAGTTGCAATAGGAAGTACAGCACGTGCACATTCCTTGGCAACACCGCTGCTAACCATCTCGCGATACAGATGTTCTGCATCTTCAAACAAATGGCCAATGCGTCGATAGTATCCAGCAATTACATCAGGAGACAAATCGTCAATACTATTCTGACGATTCTTGATGTCCTGCCTACGCAGATGTGGGATAACAGATGAGCCCAGTTCACCTACGTCCGCATACCGCTGGCTAAATTCCTGGAAAGAGAATGAACGATGCCTTAGTATTTGCGCTGAGATACCACGAGTTGTTTCGATTTCAACACAAAGGTTAGCCATCTCGTATGGTGACCAGTGCTTGTGCTTAATCAGATAACGCAACAGGCGTGGTGCTGTATCCATGTTGTCTTGATTTTTTGGAGCGCTTACGCGTGCCATCTTGACAATCATTTCTTCTGCGTTGGGCGTAGCCCAAACAAGCTTGACGTTCATACCGGAGGCGGGGTTAGCGTTCCCAATCATAGTTGTAACGGACATCGTTTTCGCCTTTAACAGCTTGTTCGATTAACCAATTAGACACATCATGAATTGTTTCGTTACGAAGCCTGCGATTGCAATCAACTTCAATGAGTTCAGTTGGAATACGCTCGGCAATCATACGCATAAACTTTGCATATTTTTCTCCTGGATTTGAATGCCAAGATTCATCAAGGTGTTTCATTTGAATCCATAAAGGAAGTGTGTTGTTTGCCATGGTGTTATGTTGATAGCCTTTCTAATTCTGACATTAGACATTGGGTTCATCTGGTAGTTCGTTGATTAATGCATAGTCACCAATGATTGCAAGCGCTGCTTTGTTGTAAGCACGTGCTGCGTCAATCTCATTTTCATAATTGCCAAGATAGTAGCGCTTCCCTTTGTAGGTCAACGTTGCTCGGTACATACCCTTGTTGCCTCGGCTTACACCACGGTATTTGCTGTAAGCAGTAGCAGGTCTTGGCCTGGATGCCTGAGAAAGATAGAAGTCTTTATCAGTCATTTTCCTGGTGAGATAGCTAACCATTGGCTTGCTCCAGTTCGTTGGCAAGTTTCCACAAGTAATCTTGAGATGCAGAATCATAAAGCTGATCCGCAGCAGCACGAAGGACGGCAGCGATGTCGTTATTCCTGTACCAAGTCTTGCGGCCAGCAGCATCCAACACCGCTTGAGCGGCAGGGGAAAGGTCAGTCATTGATGCCCTCCAGTTCGTCGGCGATGGTGAGGATGTTTTTCTCAGTAATACCAAAATACTTAAGTTCTTGTACCACAGCCCGCAGAACGGCGGCAGTACAGCGATAATCTTTGGCCATAGGGCCATCTAACCAGCCACAGTTATTCATGTAAGCATCCAGCACTGCATCAGCGGCTGGGGAAAGTTCAGTCATTAATGTTCTCCAGTTCGTTGGCAATATCTAAAATGTCTTGCCGAATATCATCTGCTCCTTTAATACGTGATGCTAATGCATAGAGAGTAGCAATAACAATTTGACGGGAATACGAATCAGGTTCTACTTCCCATTCAGCAACAGCGTCAAAGATTGCTTGACTAGCAGGGGAAAGGTTAGTCATCAAGTTGCTCCAGTGCTAAACGAATGGTGTCCACCTCAGCTTCACTCCAAAAATCTTTTGGATATTTCAGCGTTTCTAGTGCCTGTTCCTTCAAGCTCGGCGGCTTGGGGCGCATTGCTTCTTTTAAGGATTCACCCATTGGAGTAATCCTTAGATGCGGTTCATTCAAGGTATTGTAATCTAGCCACTCTGCATCTTTTGCAAGTTGTTGGTCTGCGCCCCACTGAGCAGCACGTGCAGCAATATGAAGCTCGTAAAGCCAATCACGTTCGTCATAACACTTTTCAGAAGCCCACTGCTCTATGAGCTCGCGAGGTGGGGTAATAGAGTTAGTCATCGTTCGGCCTCCTGAACTCACCTACATACGATTCGTCAGTCATTGGGCATAGCCTCCAGCTCGGCGGCGATGACGAGAAGTTGGGCGCGGATCTCGTCCATAGCGTCCCAACGCACAAAAGGTGTGCCGATTAGTGGAGGAGCAGTCTCTGGCACCACTTGATCCGCAGCAGCTTGCAGGGCGGCGGCAGCAATCCAGCGGGATTCGTTTAGGCAGTCATCTGCCCCCCAGGAGCTGGCACCGTTGGCGGCATCCAGCACAGCTTCAGCGGCGGGGGAGAGGTCAGTCATGGGCAGGCGATCGCTCACCGGGATGGGCTGCGGCCCCTCCGGCTCGGGCTGGTCCAGGGCGGCGCGGGCGCGTTCCAGCAAGGCGTGATGGACTTCATCCACCGCATAGGTATTGAACGCGGCGTGAAGCTCAGCGCACAGCTCTCGGTAGTCAGTCATGGAGTTGCTCTAGTGCGCGGCGGATGGTCTGGGCGGCGTTGTTGTTGATGTGCCCACCTTCCCAAGCGTTCTCAAGCATTTCAAGCGCCTGCTCCTTCAAGCTCGGCGGATTGGGGCGGCGGGCGGCGCGGATGTAGCGAGCAAAGTCATAAGCATCCTCACCAGCGTCAATTTCAACCAGCCTTAGGCACGCCTCCAGCTCCTGGTCGGCGCCCCATTGGGCGGCGTGGTGGGCAATAAACAACTCGTATGCCCAGTTCTCGTCGTTGCTTTGAACAGGGCTAGCAGCTGACCACTGCTGCACCAGCTCCGGCGGTGGGGTGATGGGGTGGTTAGTCATTGTTATTCTCCAAGTAATGCGCAGGTTTGATCCATGAGTTGAGGGAATACTTCAATAGGACAAATGCGACATTGCGCATGTTCCGTTGGTGTCTTGAGATGATCCCATTGAATCATCAATACTTTCATGGTGCGTTTACCAGTTAAGAACTTGGTGCGCACTTCAACCACAGTGCCGTACCGCTGGCTGCGGTACTGAGCAATGCGTGCTTTAACTTCTTGACGCACAGCAATCAAGCCATGAGTCTTGGGACGTTCGGCAACTCGGTCACCGACTTTGTAAATGAACTGAGCTTTGGTTGACATTAGATGTGAGTCCAAACTTTGCGATTGACAATACGTGAGACATGCCCACGATTGATGCCGTAGATAACAGAGATAGCAAAATTAGTTTTGCCCTCTTGTTTTAACTTGCGAATGTCCAAGATGTTTTGCTCAGTCAATACTGAGAATCCATTCTTAGATCCTTGCGTATCAGCAAGCTTACCGCCTTTCTTAGGACCACGCCTATAGTTTTCATACCGTTCAATGGTACGAAACTTATGGTCGCAATCCAAACAACGGATGTAGCGTTTGGTTAATGTTTCGTAATGATCAGTACACGTAACTCGTGTGTTAGTCGATTGACACTGATGGCACTTCATTTGTTTTGTTGGGTTGAAGTTGATCTAGATTAAGAGCATCAAGCATGTCAACCGTTACATGCGGACTAACAAGCTTGAAGCAATCAACAATTAAATCATGTTTACGTTCTAATGGTTTGTAATAATCAAACAAAATTTCTTCTGCTCGATCAAAGTTGTCATACTGTCCAGTCAATCGTTCAAGGACATCACTGGTCATGCAGTCAACAATTGCAGGCACAAGTGTTTCGCATACAGGACCCCATGCCCAGTCTGGGATGTGATCAACAATCTGATCAATGAGATCTAGATCAATAGGAGTTGAGCTTGTCATAGAGAAAGACCCCCGCTTGCGCAGGGGTCCGAACATTCCGCAAGTAGTTTACGCTGGCTGGGCCTGCGTGTCCACCACCTGATCCAACATTCCATTTTCCTTAAGGCGATCAAGCATGCCGCACATGATGTTGGCATGAGCATGAGTCTGCTCCATGAATGCACGTGCACGCTCTGCTGACATGACATGGATGCCACCATCAGGAGCTACGTACTTCCAGCTGCCATCAGGCTGTGGATCCCCCTGGAGCGCAAGCCGTTCAGAGTTGTGGACGTACTTGATCTCTAGGTTGTGATAGTCATGGAGACCGTCCTGAGCTGTCCAGGTAGCGCCAATGTTGTAGCGCTGGTCAGCATCTGAGTATGCGTGGAACTCAGGGATGATGTGCTTGAAGCAGGCAAAGATGTTCATTGTGTTTGAGTTGAGTAGATAGGTGGTACCCGAGGTGAGATTCGAACTCACGCTTGAGGACTTTTAAGGTCCTTGCCTCTTCCGCTGGGCTACTCGGGCTCACTTGGACTTACATCAATAGATGTTGAATGCCAAGTGTGATCTTGTGGCAATACTTCCATACCGTACTGCCAGCTGTCATAGTCATCCTCATTACGAGGATCTTGTTCATCAATCAATACATAGTCAGGTGTGCCATGAGTATGTATGTACTCACCAAGGTTGGCAAGTGCCATTGCTAGCAGCTGTTGTTCTTCAAGAGTAATGTCACGGTGTTCAAACTCTTGATCAGTGTGCTTGCTAAACGGTTCAGTCATGGATGAATGCCAGCCCTAGTATCGAGGCTAAGGCTGGCAAGCCTGTGCGGGCTACGCAGACTTTAGCTCATCATTGCGGGAATGCAACGCCTTGCCAAAGGCTTTTGTGTATGCATCCTTCTGCTCGTCTGTCAACCGTTGGTTTGACATGCCAACGATCTGACTGACGGTCATCATGCCCATGTCAACTTTAAGTTGAACAGTGAACTGAGGTTTGCCATCCACCATACAGAGCACAATAAAATGCTTCTTCTTGCGTACACCATCAGCATAGTCTTTGGCATTGCCGACGCAATTGCGTACGGCTTGGCCCCATGCTGACAGTTGGTGTGTGTCATGAGGCTGGAAAAATGACCAACGCTCATCATTCACTTGTACCTTGACAGGTACAGGGAATAGATCTTGAGGTAAGCCAACGTTGGGATGCTTGATCTTCCATGCTTCTGCTTGCACATGGTCATGGAACTCAGTGAGACGCCAACGCTTTGGTGCTGTAATAACAATGTTGTTACACAGTACATCATCTAGCATAGACAGAGTATCATTCCAGTCACTGAAGTAGAACGTAACAACGCCTGTCTCAACAGGTGTGTAGTAGCTAAAACGATGCTGTTCACTTGCTGAAGTAAACTGCAAAGCATAGTGCTGCTTAAGCATGTTAAAGAAACTAGCTGGTTGCATATTGGTACGCAACCAAGTAACAGTTCTTTCAGGAAGGTAGCGATCAAGTCGCACACCCAATAGTTCTGTCACATGTGTTTGATAGTAATCAATAGGGCAGTCCGGCCAGATTCTGTTGATATAGTCAATAGATTGAACCAGTTTCTCGATACGCTTCCAAGGCTGTGTTAGCTTACAAAACAGATTATTGTCTGGATCATTGAACATTGCAATAGCTTCATCACATTGTGATTGAATCCATTTACGGAAGAATGGTTTACCAACAATGTGAATGATGCGACTAATAACACTGAAGTGTTGGCCATGAACTGAGTTGTTGCTTGGATATGTATCAGCCAATGTATAAACAAGATCAGCAGATGGCACTAGATCAAGCATTGTTTGAACAGGATTATCAAACTGTTGCCAATACTTTGTGTAGCCTTTCAACTGAAGAATGTTGGTCCAGTTGTTAGTAGTGATACGATCAAAGAATCCACGTGAGTCATGCCATTTAGGAATGGTTGCAGATAACGTAGCTTCGAATGCATTAATGGTTTCTCTAATCCATTGGCCTTTGCCATATGAAATATAAAAACCGTTCCACCACTTTGTTGTTTGTCCGTTAACAATATCTTCCTTGGTTACGTTCTGACGTACGACACAGAATTCACTGCGTCCGTACTTAACGTATTCAACGGTACGCTTACTGTTGTTATCAATAAGAGTATGAGGGATGGATTTAAGTACAGAATCTAGATTCTTGTATGCATATGCATAGCCATACACATAGTCATCTTCTTGTCCTTTAGGTGGCAGCCATGCTGCATACCACACCTTCTCGTAGTGATAGATGATGGTATGCGTAATGGTGCGTGCCGTAGGTGTAGCAACATCTACCACCTTGGTAAACCGATGATGACGTTGCTCTACGCCTCTGGAGTTGATGCTAGTTACTGCATCTTCTAAAGCTTCTGGTCTAATGACATCAGCAGGGATCAGATCAAACACAGCACCAAGTGGAAACTTGGGCTTAGCCTTGACAGCTTTAGGATTCTGCTCCCGTGCCAGTTGCTTAAGCTTGGGATCGTAGGCCAGTAGTTCTGTTTGGAGATTGGAAGGAAGACGGAATTCCATGGTGAGTTCGTAGTAAGTTCGTAGTAGTGGACAGTTTAACGTCATGTCCAGGACGTAGGGTTAGTCGTTATCTATTGGAAGGAGTTCCCAGTCAGGGTCGAGCTTAGCAAGATAATCGCAGAAGCCATCTTCGTCAAGAGGGATTTGTTCTCCCTCATCCAGTTCAAAGCTAGTTCTGCATAGTGCAGGAGCGTACTCCTCAGGGTCAAGGTAAGTTGACCGATAGATGAGACGCATCTCGTCCACAATTGCTGTAACTGTGACTTCATATCCATTGATGGTTGTGTCTTCAATAGCAAGGACTTGCATGAGTTACACCTGTGTGAGTTGTTTGGCCTGGGCAAACTGACCTTCAGGCCCATACTTCTGGACAAGGTCAGGGAATGCATCAAGCAAACGCTGCCGATTCTTTGGATCAGCAAAGCGTAGTGCTTGTGCAATTGAGGATACAAATGATCCGCCATAGCTGTCCATGCGGGCAATCATGGCGTGTAGCTCAGTGCTGTTCATGAGTTTAGGTTGAGTTGGAATGGATGAGTTTAAGGACATCCCAGGTCCTTGGATCAGAACAACTTGATGTTGCGTTTACTCAAGCCTGTGCCAGGCAATGAGATAGATCCACGTACACCAGATTCTCTGGCGTTAAGTGTTACCTGGAATGGTCCAAGTTGAATCGACTTAGTAAACGATTTGATTCCATGTTCAGTGACATTGAATCCAGCAATTGTCTTGTCAAAGTTAATGGGTGACTTGTCAGTCATCGAGTTGCTCCAGTGCTTTACGAATGATGTCGTAAGTGACATCATCAATCTTGTCTCTGTTGTATACATCGCCAAGTTCAATTAACGCTTGCTCCTTTAAGCTTGGCGGCCTGGGGCGGCGGGCGGCGCGGAGTGATGGGATGAGAGCGCAGTGAGTTACTAGGTTTTGGCAGCGCAGCCACTCACAACACGCCTCTAGCTCCTGATCGGCGCCCCAGCGGGCGGCTTGGGTGGCGATGAAATCTACAAGTCCATCATGTTTGACCTTGGCATCAATCCAAGAATCGTGCCACTGCTCCACCAGTTCCGGCGGTGGGGTAATTGGATGGTCAGTCATCGTAGGAATCCTCGTGACAAAGAATGAATTTTAATTCGAAATACTCCGAATCGCTATTGTCTTTGGAATGGTACTTGGCTTCGAATCCACCAGATCCAACACATGTTTCCTTGATGGATTCATTTAATAAATGACGTGCCCTTGCTTTAAGTCTTTGCAATGTTGGCAATGAGTATCCATTGCCTGCCGTTGTTTGCCATTGCCAGTCAAGTGCTGTCATGGCAATCAATACTTTTTCAAAGTTGAATTTGTCAATGATCTCATCGATCATTTCCTTCTGATCAGGAGTCATTTGAGGTTGTCAGGTAGTAGTGCTTGGGTGTCTTCATCATCCATGTTTGTCATGATGAACTTTTGTCCATCGGGGGCAACAAAGCCCCCGATAAAACCAATGCCATGTTTATCTGCTGATTCTTTCATCTTGGCTACAAGCTGCATAGCTTGGAGTCGTTGAAGATCAATAGAGTCTGGGATGCGCAGGCTGTCAGACATTTGATTAGTACGTGAGGTGAGTTGAGTGTGGTCACGGCAAGTCTACCAGGGTAGTCAAGCCATGACCAATGGTCTTAATGTTTCCTTAACCTTGCGGTAGGGCTGTTAGCTATGAAGTTCTTGGTGCTGACGCCATGCAGCTGTGTGCATTTCATCAGCAGTCAGTGGTGACTCACTGCCATAGCCAAGCTCTTCATCTGATGGTTCATAGTCAAGTTCATTGTCAAGCATGGGGATAATCTCATCATCCAGCATGGCAAGCATGGAGGGTGTGAGATGTTGATCCATTTCGTGACGTTTGCTCTCACGTTGAGAGATAGCTTTCAGTTCTTCGAGAATGTTGGCAAGCTTGTGGTACTCGTTAAGGTTGGTCTTGTGAGTAGTCATGGGTTGATTATTGGAAGATTGAGTAGTGATCTGGAACTTAATCAGTTCAGTTAGTCCAACAAGCCTGGTGATTACCAGGTCTTTGTTGTCATGAACTGTTGCATCATCTTTGAGTACTTCAGTTAATGCAAACAATGCATCATGGATGAAAGTGATGTCTACTTCTGTGAAGGAGTACTGTTTAGTCATGGGTTGGTAAGTGAATGAATGGTGTGTAGTACAGAGGCATCTCTTATAGATTAAGGTGCACCTCTGGTACTTCTGTCGGGGGGTCTGGGGGGTAGGCCAGTAGTTATCTGGCAATACCCTTGATGAGTTTAAAAACAGTTGTGAGGCGTACCTAGTTCTTTGATCAATCGCTCAAAGGAACAATTGACTCTTGTGCCGTTAACGACTGCATAGATGTTATCGCTGCCATAAGTTGTACGCAGTTCAGTTATCTTATCTTCTGGTATAGCTAGAAGATGAGGTCTGCCATCTGAAGTAACTTGAGTGGTTTTGAAAACAAAAATTCTTTGTGGCATTGTGTTAATTACGTTGAGCTTAAATGGGTAGGCCAGTAGTTATCTGGCAATACCCTGGTACTTACTGTTCGCTATTCGCAAATAGCGAATGTCAGCATAACGTTAGTGTTATGTGCCGTAGGTTAGATCAAGCCGAGAATCCTAAGCCAGGAGTTTACAACTGATTTCAGGCAATACATTTAATACTGAAAAATCTTTGTAAACATCTTTAACAAAGCAATTGTATTCATAGGCTAAACGAGCAGGGCATATGTGATGAGCAAGATGTTTAGACTTACCGTTTAGAGTAACGGTAGACCTAAATAAACCTCTTGTCTTGTGCCATGAAACCCCCTTGTAACCCGTAGTGTTACTAGATCTAAGTTTCATGTTTGCTGCGTTTTGAGATCTACTTGATAAACGTAGATTTTCAATACAGTTATTAGAACTATCTTGATCTATATGATCAACTTCATATTGACCAGGATCTGTACCTGTGGCCAGATAATAAACAATCCTGGCGCACTTATAGTTCTTTCCATTGATTTGAATTATAGATCGCTTGGATTTAAAATCATAGGCACCTGCCTGTTCACCAGGTTTGCATCGATTATTAAAGCTGTATTTAACAGCAAGACCAGTAGGAAAACTGGGGCAAAGTTCATAACGCTTTGCCACCAAATCGTAGTCAGGCATGTTGTGCATAATTAAATCAATCCAAGAATTGATAACCAAGAATCTACGTGGTCTGGTTCGACTTCGTCACTGCAGGGAGTGAGGCAGGTGCTGTCGAACGTGTACTCCTCGATCTCTTCGTTGGTTGGGATGTCGTACCATCCTTCGAGATCTTCCTTGTCCTGGGCTGAGTAGTTACCACCGGCTGGGATCCAGTAGCACCTGAGGATTCCACGCTTGGTTCTGTAGACATTACCAGTGCAGGCGATGGCGCCTTTGGGTGCGTCCTGAAAGTCTGTCTCTGCTTGGAACTGCTGGTTACCTTCGTCTTCGTCGAAGGCTTCGTAGCCGAGTGCGTCTGCGATGAGCAGTTGTTCAGGTTGAAGAGACATGAGATGAGATCTCCGATGAGTGTGATTGAGATTGAGATGAGTGTGATCAGGACAATGGCGATGTCGTCAACAATGTCGACCTGCTGTTGATTAGCAGTTGATGTCGGCACAGTTGACGAGTTGTCCTTAGTACGTTGAGTTGATTTGGTCATGGTTAATCACCGTGGTAAGTGGATGGGTAGTCAGTGGTATCCCAATCAGATTGATTGGATTCACGCATGGCTTGCTCCTGCTCATAGGCAATGTCTGCCATAGCATCAAGCAAGTCTGCGTTGTAGTTCTGATCAAGTTGAGTCATGGTCTGAGTTGAGATGGAACGGTGAGCAGTTTAAGGACATGCTCAGGTCCATACGTAGTACTGATGTACTACCTCATGAGTCTGTTCTTGAAGTTGGGGATATATACATTGTCTTGGCACGGTTCCTTATAGGACCTGTACGTGACAATTGCATAGATGGCCGCTGGTGTCATGTCGTATGCCCTGGCAATAAACCCAATTGATTCATTGTATTTAGCACGGGCACGAATGTCATTGACCTGGGCATCACTAAGGAAGCCACGGTAGCGTCCACGTTTGATTGGGTCTTCCTTGAGGGGAGGACGTTGCCTCACTCTACGGATGACCTTAGTCATTGATATGGGACTGCAGTTGACAATGCTAGCGATCAGATCGTAGCGATAACCTTTGCAACGCAGATCCCAAATCTGGTCTTCTTTCAGGATAGAAATGCGTGATTTCATTGGATTTGAGTTGAGTTGTTGGTGAGTAGTTTAAGGACATGCTCAGGTCCATCTAATACTTGGAATCTTAATAACCGTTGTTTATCAAAGATCTTAATAACTAAACAGCCATTACTTTGGTGCTGGCTGTTCGGGTGGGGGTCTGGGGGTAAACCTAGTGCTTATCTTATGTATAGGTATGAACCTGCATAATCACAGTTGTGTAGGCAGGTTTCAAATGATTGATCATCCAGTAGTTGGTACCGTGCATGTTCCGCTGGTGCTTTCCATGATGCAGGCTTATAGATAGTCCCTGTCTGTCTTGCGACAAATGCATGGACTGATCTGCCTTCATACCTGGTACCAGGACTAGAGACATGGATGATCTTGTAGTACTTAACCCCTCGCTTAACTTCGAAAGCTACGGGGCTACTGTGCTGTTTGTAGAACTTATCTTGGAGAGTCTCGCAGAGTTGTTGGATGCGATCCTCGATAAGCTTGGTGTTAGCGCTTAGTGTTGTCATGTTGTTGAGTAGGAGTTGGGTTGGTGATATCAATGCCGACTACAGCAGTTGCTGTGAAGCCAGCAATGATAAGTGATAGGGCTGCCACACAGATCTTACTAAGGCGAGTCTCATGAGACGCATAGTAAGAATCAAGGTGGACAAATTGCCCTGGTGCTAGACGAACGATGTGCTTCATTGGTTTTCAGTTGACTGCAAGGATGTACTTAACGCATACGTAGCTTGGCACTACGTAGTAGCTAGGAATCTCGTTGAGATAGTACCATTCACCCTTGTAGTCAAGAGATATGCAAGAGTTTTCGGTAACAAGCTGTAGTGCTTTGGCGCCTGTGGTGCACCAAACCATGTATACATTCTTGTCAAACAGCAGATAGTAATCATGCTCTTTGATGTCAAACTCTTTGAGTGCAGATTGAATTTGAATGTGGTCAAGTGTGATTGGCATAGAGATTCAACTGGGTTGAGTGTGTGCAGACGCTGAGGTCTGCAGTAAAGGCCCGAAGGCCCTTAGTGCAAACGTCAAAGGTAACGCTTATCCAGGCAATAGTATGCATCGCCTATAAAGCTACGCATGTATACCAGTTGATGCCCTGCTTTCGCTGGGCAATGTTTGACGTAATAATTGTTGAGTAACTTCTGTGCTCCTACGGATAAGAGCATACCTGCTCCTACGCCCATAACCATGGCCAGCACAGGTGTTGCGAGTGAGTCTTTCATGTCAGTTGAGCTGAGGTTGATTGAGTGTGTTGAGAAGGATCACATGCGTTGAAGCTTGCGCTCTAGTTCCATGTCAATGGAGTAATGATAGTAGTCTTCCATCTCCATGAGCATCTCCTTCATACTTGTTGGTACGCCACCGCCAAGTGTACGTACGTCACGGTCTAGCCACTCTTGCCATTCGGCATCGGTGTCTGGGTCAAATGTATTCCACAGCTTCTCAAAGTGAAGCTGGGTTGATTCGCCGCCATACCATGTGACGCGGTACTGTTGTTCGGCGGATGGTTTGTAGACCAGCTCAGGTGTTGTCATTGTTGAGTTGAAGTAGCGTTGATGACAGGATGTTGAGTCCTGCAGTAAAGGCCCGTAGACCCTTAGTGCAGAAGTCAGAGTTCAGGTTTAGGAGTAATGACGAATGCCACATCGTTAGGCATCAGTAGTGCTGCTGCCCTGATGCGGTATTCATTCAGCTTGGTGCTGACATACTCCTTAGATTTGTCACTCTCCAGCATTGCTGCTGTCGAGATGAGTGCATTGGCTAGTCCTTTGCGGATACCCATGTTGTGTTGTGTAGATGCCACTGAGTGTGGCAATTCCTGACCAGGGGATTTGATCCCCCGGCATCACGCTTGTGATCAGGCAAGCCAATTCTGGTAGATCCAGATACGGCACTCATCGTAATCAAGGTTGACGTTGGGGTCTTTGCACATGGCAGAAGCCTGAGCCTCTACCCATGTGCAAACGTGGCAATCAACCATGACAGGCAGCTCGATGCCACATACTGTTGCAACGTAATCGCCCTGTTGATTAAGTGAGATACAGTTCATGATGTTGAGGTGAGTTGATGTGGGTTTGATGCTACGTTTAACGTCCAGCTTGACGTGTAATCCCGAGCTATTACATCGGAATTAACTAGTATTATCAGGTAGCTATAGGATCACTGTCCTATTTGAACGCTGTGATAGCAAGGGGTTTGACCCTAAATAGCGCCCGAAATGTGTTGATTTGGTAACAAATAACAGGTATTGAGGGCTATATGAACCCCTGGTTGCCCAGGGGAATAGGTAACCGTCTACGAAGTCAGGCCTTCACCTTCGCGCGGAACACATACTTGTCCGCCTGCTTGGTGCAGTAGACAATATACGTGCGTGCTTCGTGATAACCTTCGCCGCAATAGGCTCCGTCTCGTTCTGCTTCCCAACATGCCTCGGCTTCTTCAAACCTCAGCCATGTTGATAGCGATACAATAACGTCTTGCGGCTTCACTCCATACCTACGGAGTTGCTGCTCTGTCATTGTTACACTCTTGCCATACCACAGGTGGCTGGCTACCATCTGGCAACGGTCGTCAAACTCGACAACCTTCTGCTCTTCCTTCGTCAGTTGCATTAGATTAGATGCGATTGGACTCTGCGTTGTACGGATGCGCAGCCCCCGCTATTCCCCTCCTACATACCTAAACTTCTCAAGGGTATGCACCCTTTCTTTTTTTCTTTCCGGTATTTGTTTCGGAGGGGTTGTTGGAGAAGGCTCAGGAAAATCATTTACCTTTTTGGCCCTATAAGGGGCCATTTCGAAGTAAAAAAATTAAGTAATATTCAATCTTTGTGATGTTTTTACCTAGTTAGCCCAAGTTTTTACACAAAAAAGCCGAGGTGTTATCCTCGGCGTATCAACTTATGTTTTCGTTATCTTTAGAAAGTATCCCTTGCGGCTTCTGCAGCACTTACAGCTTTAGCATATTGCTGCCAATCGGGCTTTTGACGGGCTAATTCACCCCTGGAACCCTGAATAAACGTACGTACTTCAATTGGATTAGCTCCTTCGCCAGCCATCTCTTCCGCTTTGGCCTTAATTGCCTTTAAAGCAACAATTCGTTGAGCCCTATCGTTTGCGTCCATTGTAAAAAATTAGTTTTTACCCCAATTGGGCGTTAAACTTTTTTGATTCCCTTAGTCTATAACATCTACTTTCTGCATAACACCACGTAAAATACAAATATCAAGAATTTAGTAAGCAAATAGTTTCTAATGGCGTTAGCACCGGCCGATTTTTACGCATACAGCCGTGCCACTGGGACTCCATACCCAGAAGATCCGCAGGAAAGGGCTGAAATGGCCCCTGCTGTAGCCGAATTCCGCCGTAATCAACTCAAAGCACCTCAACAGGAGTCAAATCTACTTGCCACCATTGGTGCCGCAGCCCTGGGCCTTGGTGCATTAGCTGGTGGTGCGTATGGTGCCAGGCGTTTGTTCAAAGCTCCCCAAGGAGTGCGGGAAGCGGGGCGCAAAATCACTGATCTTCCCAGTGCCGAAGCTGTTTTACAGAGGGCTGCTGAGCCCTACAAACTCGCAGATACCACCCCACCTCCCTCTAAAACTGCAATTCCCCAAGCTACGGTTGATTTAACAACTATCCAGGAAACTCAAAAGCCTGCTGTTGTCAAACAACAGGTAGAAGCAAACGACACTGGAGCAGATCAACTGACTGGCCGTGTTGATCAACAGATGCAACGTGATACAGACTTTGTCAAATTTAGTCGTCAAGCAGATGTTGTTGCGGAACGCAATGCACGCTTGCGTACGGCTGCAGATCAAATCTGGGGATTTGAAGAAGAGCTTGAAGAAGCTGGTAAACGCTACCAAGCCTATCGCGCTGGTCAATCACAGTTCCGTCCGTCCGTTGCAGACTTAACTGGGTCGTTGAACATAAAGGGTAAGGATGTTGTATTTAGCAATCAACTTGAAAGAACACAGGCTGCCCTTGGCTTGACACCTAAAGCTGCTAATGCTCAGATCAGGGATCGCATTATGGCCATAGCATCTGCTTCTGAGGAAGAAGCTGCACGTTTAATGGATCCAAACGTACCAGTTTCTGAATTGCGTACATTAATGGGTACGACCAAACGACTCAACCCAACAATGGAGGTACGCGGCCAGGGACAGATGGGTCCTACAGACTATGAAAACTTCCAAACCAAACGTCTTGCTGAACTTGCAGGCGAAGAAGTTGCCCAGAAATTCCTGGAGGAACGTCTAGGTACTGGTGCGACATTGACCGGCATGCGTGAAGTGAATAATCCGGAATATACGGACATCATGTTTAATGAGTTTATTCCTCATTGGGATGAGCTTGCTGAACAAGGCGCTTTAAAGCCACGCAATACCACTGTCACTGCAGAAGACGTTGAGCGTTATGGGTTGCCTCCAGAACGGATGCATTCCAATATGTCTTTCTTTGAACGCAAAAATCTGGAACAACAAATTGATCCTGATTATGACAAAGGCGGCACTGGGCTTTATCTAAGTGAGTTTGCAGATGCCATTGGCTTATCCAAAATTCCCCAAACAATTATCGAGGGGCAACTTGGTAAACCTTTAACCGAAACACTTGGATCAAAAGAACAATCCAACAAAGGCACTACTTTTATCCCTGGTCGAGTACAAGAAGCCGAGGGGAACGTAGAGGGCTCCTTGCGCCAATTACGTGAAATTGACGAAGCAATTCCTGTGCGTGCAACCAGGGCAGGCGAAGAAAGTACCGGTGTATTTGCCACCAGTGATCCCGAGCGTCCTTTCCGTCTTGTTGGCGAAGGTCGCCGGGAACGCAACAAAATTACCAGCGAAGATATTAATGCACAATCAACTCGCTTACGTGGTGGTTATGAAATGCCGGAAGCTACGCCCTTCTTCCAGACAGGCGGTAACGTCGAAGTAAAACTTGACGACAAGGGTTTCATGACTCCTGTTGTAGTCAATGAAAGGGGCGGCAGAACTTTAATTACAAACTTAAATCAAGCAACAAACACACTCGGTGTCGCAGGTACGCACAAACCAGGCGAAGAAATTCTGCGCATTCAACCTTACATGATGCAGCGCACTGTAGAAGAAGGTGGGCAGCAATTGACTATCAAACAGCCCCTTTATGGAACTCTTCAGCAACGTACCGCTACAGGCCTAAAACCTGCCGCTGTAAGCAAAGCTGAAGTCCAAGGGATTGCCTCTGGCGCAGCTGAAAAATGGAATGGATCCGTCAATAACCGTGTTGATTGGCTTGCGCAAAATGAACCAGGGTATCTAGAGGAGAAAGGGTACGTCTTAGCTCAACAGCAAATCCCTGGAACCCAACGCGTTAAAAATGTTGTTGTAGCGTCCCCCTTGAAGGCAGATCCAAATCTTGGCGAACCTTATCACTACACAGGTTTTATTGCAGAACAGGTGCATACCAACCTAAAACAAAAAGGACTTGACTTACCGGTATTGCAAGATCCTTCTGCTAAACATCAATTTATTACTGACGTTACAAATGTAACGACAGAGCGTGCGGTGTATGGCAAAAACAAAGCCAAAGAGTCTATCTTGATTCCTGGTCGCGTTGCTCAAAAAGGATTAAGTGGTATTGATCCAATGCAATTTGAAGATGCAGGAGAGAGTGCAGGGGGTGTTGCTTTCTACACTCCTCGCGTTGATACCATCTCACAAAGAAAAACAGGTGATCAACCAGAGGCTCGAATTCTTCCTGCCGCTCTTGAATCTGGTGTTGGCCGAACTCAAGAAGAAGTACAAAACACGTTGATGATGCAAGCGGCTAATCGCAAAGAAATGCTGGAAGCAGCGCGTCTTACTCCTGGCGGCCGAATTAACCGTGAAGCCCTGGGCAGCGAGAGCGACATTCTCAATAAGTATGGCGTTTCTTCAGCTAAGTTAATGCAAGAAGCAAATGCTCAAATGTCTCGTTCTCAGCAGTTTGTTAATCAATTACCTCAAGCGCAACGCGCTTTGGCTGAGCAACAACAAAATGCCGTTGCAGCGCAAGAAACCGCAGATGCAGTAGCCCGGCATATTGGTAACTATATTTCTGCGGCTACTCAACGGATTGACGACCCCCTCTCCTGGAAAGGCGATGTTAAACTCAAAGGAGTAGGGCAAAACGCATTACGTCCTTATACCAAACCTTCAGAGGGAATGGTTCAGGCTTTAATTAATATGTCTCGTAGTCGAGGTCAATTATGACAAAAGAAAAAAAGAAAGATAAAAAGTGGATTCAAGGCGCTGATATCAAGGAAGGCGCCTTTACTGCCAAAGCTAAACGTAAAGGTATTACCTCTGCTCAGCTCCAAGAGAACGTATTATCTGATCCAGACAAGTACGATGACAAAACCGTCAAGCAAGCGCGGTTGCGTCAAACCTTGGTAGGATTACATAAGAAGAAAAAAGAAAAAACCGAAGATTGATGGCTAGAGATTCACGCCTGGAACTAGATCGTTATATTGATTACGCTAAGGATCCGTTTACAAAAAAACGGCAGCTTAACTTTGACGAGCTATTTCAATCCCCATCAAGCGAAGGCCAATATCCCTGGAACCCCTCTCGCTTTACACAAAGCGATTTACTGCGCAAAATGATGACGCGCAAACTTCAACTCAACCCTGGGCTGAACTTTGTTGGTAGTAGCGCAGAAGAGTACGAAGTCTTTGCCAATATCGGCAGGTTTAAACGTGTTGATGACTATGATTTCCAAAACGGCAGGGCATTAACACCTCAGCGTCCAGAAGACCAACCCGGCTTTAACGACCTTTGGATGAGCGTTTATCAACTCAGCCCTACCATTCCTGGAGAGAAGAAAGCAAAAAATCCAATGCCACGTGCTTCTAACCCAGATCCCAAAGGGCTGCTAATGCAAGCAGCAGAAAGCCGCGTAGATAATGAAGTCAGTGGAAATACTTCTGTTGCAGAATTACTAAGTAAATCCAAAACACCCGGTGAAGAAAAAGCCTAGAAATAGGTTGAGTACAATAAAGAAAAGAATTTAACAATACAGTGAGATTAGCCGGCGTTGCTAAAGGATTAACCAGGGCAGATCTCAAGTCTGTTGCTGGTAGCGTTGGTACCGGCAGTGCACTTGCTGGTGGTTTTGGTTTAATGGCAGGTGGGCCGGCCTTAGGTGCCGCATCTGCTGTAGCTGATTTTGCCTTAGCGTATCCCTTAACTCTGGCAGCAAGGGCTGCAAGGCCTGGTAAAACCCGCACCGTAATTAACGAAGCCGGAAAGCAAGTTACCGAACATGTACCTTCAAGGTTGGAGGGAGCGGCCAACTTAATTGGCTCTGTTGTTTCTCCGTTAGTTGCCGACGTAGCCATGGGTGGTGGTATGGCACGGCAAGTAGAACCTACGGCCACGTCACAAGATCAAACGATCATGCATCAAATGATGCAACGTGCCGCCGTAAATGATATGCAACTTCCGCAAGAAGTGGCGCCTTACACTCAGTTTCAAACCGCCGGCTTACCTAATCGCAATCAATTTCTCAATGACTACATCTACCCACCCGTAGCGGGTACAGAAGTTGAGCTTCCTGATGTTGTGAAACGTGCATTACAACGCACTGGATTGGAGCTGGGCTAATGGGCGCACTACAAGGCCTCCGCAATATTGGCAGTGATATTTCAACAGGTATTAAAACTGTTGAGCAACTGCAGAGGAAATTTGACAAAGATACATTGTCCGCAGTGCCAGGCGTTAATCGTCTAGCGAGCGCCCCTTCTTTTAATCAGGCACTTGCCGCAGAAGGTATTACTGCACGTCAAACGCCTGTCCAATTTGCTGGTGCTTATGCAGCACGTGTTGCCACTGATCTAACCAATGACGGCACACGGATGCTGTTTTGGCGGTACAACCATCCCAATGCAATTGCCGATGCCATTGGTGGTGCAGCCATTGGTAAGAAAGCTGCACAAGAGATGGGTCCTCTTAAGACAGGTCTTATCAACCTCGCCGCCCTTGGCCCAGGTATTGCAGTTGCTGGCGCATATGATCTGACCAATGTTGGTGAGATGTTTAGGCCAAAGGGTTTTGCTCAGACCTATTCACCAGAAGGTACGGATGATCGTCGTCAAACTGAACAACCTTTACAAGAGGGATTTGAGCGCTTGTTCCTGGGACGTACTGGGCAACCACTTAAGTACGAGACTGCAAAACAAGAGATTCCAGACTTGACACCTGAACGTTATGGTAACTTCATGCGTTCTTATTACCAAGATCGTGGTTTCCTTGGCATTGCCAAAGCAACTACCGAGAACTTGCAGGGTGATCCAGAACTTCGTATTCTGAACTATCCCATTACAATTCCTTCCGCTCTTGGTGTTCTTGGTGGTGCTGGCGCCGCAGGCGTAGCTGCACGTTCTACACAAGGTCCTGGGCGCTTCCGTAAGTCAGCTGTTGCAGGTCTTGCCGGTTCTCTTGGTGGTATTCTTACCGGCAATGTTGTCAACGAAGTCATTGCCGCTGGTAATCGCCCAAGGCTGCCTACAACTACTGAATACGAAAGTATGCAGTACTGATAGAATCTATTTTATAAGAAACATTTTTAATAATGGCCGTATATTCAGACCCCTGGTCGTCGCCTGTACAGGCTCCTTATAGTACGTTAAATTACAATATTGGGACTACGCCTACCCCTCAATCTTTTGCGGCACAGGCGCGTGAACAAATTAAAGAAAAAATGCAGAGCGGCAGGCAAGCTGTTCAAGGAGCTGTTCAACAAGGTGGTGAACTTCTTCAAGGGCTGGCTAATCGTCCCGGCCTTGGGCGTGCAGCATTCCTTGGTGGAATGGTTCCAGGTGCAATGACCGCTGCATCGGAAGCTGCTTCAGGGCGTGCGCTAGGTGCAGGCGTAGCTCTTGGTGCAGGAGCACTTACTGCAGGATTAGGCACCGCTCTATTGAAAGCTCCTAACCCACTTGCAAAACTTGCCGGTGGTGCATTGATGCTTGGCGGCACGGTCATTCCTGGCATGGCTGCTACTGGTGCAGAAGCTGTTCGCCAAGAAGTAACTGGTCGTCCAACAGAAGGTAAAGAAGGTGACTTCCAAACTGAAGTTGCCCGCCGTCGTCAACTTGCAGGTGTAGACCTTGAGTTAGGTCGCAACGAATTAGGAATGCGCACTGATAACATCGTTGACCTTACTCAACGTTTAAATGCTGTAGATATTGAACAACAAAAAGCTCAATATCCCATTCTTGCCAAGATGAAGAACGATGAGCTAACTCGTTCTCAAGCAATGCTCAACTCCCAGAACAATGCTTACATGCAGCAGATGGTTCTTGGGACGGCCAGCAACCTTGTCCTGGATGCTCAGCGGGAGCGTGGCGCACTTGCACGTCAATACATCGCTTCTAGCCCCTACAACGTCGTACTAGCGGCTCCTAACGTTTCGATTGGTTGATCATGGCATACTCCTTTGATCCCAAAGCACCTTTCTTAGGTGGTATTGCAGGACTTAATTCCCCTGGCTCTAGTGGCACACCTGATTCTGCTTTTGGTGGAATGTTAAATGTAGCTCCGTTAACTCCTGGTTTTACTGGTGCTCAAGCGGGAGCTAGCTTACCAGAAGGCGTGGATCCTAATCTGGGTTTCTTGATGAATTGGCAACAACAACAACAAGAACAAACAAGGAGAGAAAGTAAGCAAGATTTGGCAGAGATAATGGCACAACGAGAAAAAGAATTTGAAAAAGCAGCAACATACAAAACGCTTTCTCAAATTCCAAATACAATTGCGTCCATTGGTCAAGGTCTTGCTGCAACTTTGTATAACCCAGCAAGTGTTGAGATTGCGTCCAGAACTCCTGGATTACTAGCTGGCGTTTATGGACAAGCCATTGGTAGTGCCCGTCAAAAATATATCAGCTAGGTATAATAAAGCTAATGACGTATTCATTGCCGCCAACATTAACACAAAGGCCGTTTGATACCGCGTCTTCTTTTTCTACCAATCACCAAGCCAGCAGGTGCCATGGATCCCGGAACAGCTACTTTAATTGGAGGTGGTATCTCCGCTCTTGGCAGCGGGGCAAGTGCTATTGGCGGTAAAAATGCAGGGAACCAAGCACGGGCTGCTGCTCGTGAGCAAGCTGCAGCAGTACAAGCCGCAGGACGTGAAGTTCCTCTTGTAAATTTTGGTCTTGATGTAGCCGGTAAAAAATTCGATACTTTATTTGGTGGTCCAGCGGACCGTTTTAATCTTGCTCAAGATACTGCACTGCAAGGAGCCTTAGCAACTGATCCAGGCTCTTATGGCTCCATCGAAGCACGTAGACAACAACTGCTTCGAAATCAAGAGTTATTTGGTGCACGCACCCCTGGTTATGGAGCCGCCTTTAGCAGGTTTGTGTAAACTAAAATAAGTTCAACGCAGTAAGTAAAATGCCAAAAAATAAAGAAAATAGCGATATCTATAGCGGCATTTTTGGCGCAGATAAATCTTCTATGCCAAGTCCGACTGGCGAACAATTTGAGAATTTAACAAATGCATTAAGAGCATCTTCAGCTGGCTTAGGCGGCGGTGGGAGTGGTTCAATGCTCGGCGTGCGGGAGGCCCAAAAAAGTCTTGGTGATCTCTCAAGGGTTTATCGTAAGTTTGGTAAAAACATAGGAGATTTTGAATCATATTTAAGTAGTGCAGTTCAGCGGGGAACACTAGCTCCTGAATTAGCCGAACAATCTTATTTAAACGCTGCAATGTTTTCTAATGCCAAGAAACCATTAGAAGGAGCAGAAAGGCTTGGGACAATGGAGCAAGGTTTTGTTGATCCCAAAAAATATGAAAGGTATCAACCTTTTATGCAGCTAAATGCTCAACAACTTTTGGGGCGTAATTTGAGTGCCAACGAAATGAATGCATATACAGAAGCTTTCCGTGGAATGGGAATCTACAAACCTGCAGATGTTTCTGCTGCTTTTGGTAATATGCTTATGACTACTCCGGAAGCCAGGAGTCGTGAAGTCGTAGTAGATAAAGACTTGTTTAAAGACAAAACAAAAACTACAGACGAGCTTCTTGCCATGAAACAATCGTTCTTAAATTCTTAATTTATAATATAAAAAAAGATAGTCATGCCGCAATCTAGACAGGAAAAAGAAAGGGCTCAAAAACTTCTCGAAAGTTTTGGTGCCAATATCAGTAAAAACGAATTAAAACGATTTGAAGATAAAGGATTTTCTGTCAATAAAGCTCAGAATTATGCCCAAAATCAAGGAGGTGTGCGTCTCGGTGATAATGCGCGTGACTATGTTAAGGCCGGGGGAGCGTCTAGTGCACAAACAACAGTGACACCTGACCCTGATCTTGATCCAATTGTAACTAACGATTTTGTTGATTTTCAGGGACGCACAATGTCCCGCGATCAATTTAATGTTGAATCTGAAGCATATATTAGAAATTTGCAAGGCGGTATTGATAAAGAGCTGGAAATTTTACGAGGTTCAAGTAATGAAAATATTGCAGGGATTCAAGCTGGGGCTCAAACATTTGGTTACGCTGCAGATGAACGGGCACGCAAATATGTAGCAGATCGTGCAGGAATAACTGCAGAAAACGTTGAAAATATCCGCGCTAAAAACAATCTTGATCTTCAATCAATTGTTAATGCCGGTTTAAAAGATGTTGCAAATATTCAAGGAGAAACTTCACGAGATGTAGAAAAAACTCGTGGTGAGTTTGGCTTGAAACAGGAAGAAACTCGTCAAGCGGGTGGGCGCGATATTGCACGTATTGCAGGAAGGGCTGGTATCTACCAAGGTTTAATGGGAGCTTTTAATTTCTAATTGTTATAATTAAAAAATAGCTTTTGCTATACTTTAAGAAACACTGTAGGTAAACATGGCCTATTCCGATACTATTGCTGGTATCAATGCCGCCCTTGCACGCGGCGAAATTGATGCCGCAACTGCAACCGCTCTCAAGAAGCAAGCTGCCGAAGGTGAGTATGGTACTAAATCTTTTGACATCGGTGAATTCGAAGGCCTCCTGGGCCGCCTGGAAGGTTCCAAGATGCGTCAGAAGCGCCAAGAGAGTGTTGAGGGCCGCCGTGGCACCATGACACAAGGTCTTGCTAGCATGATGAGCAACTTCTGATAATGCAAACTTCTGCCGATCCCAAGGCTCAGCCTACCGAGGGTGCAGATTTAAATCTGTACAAAAAGGCGGCAGAAGTTGCTTATCAATTTGCCAAGAAACGTTCTGAAAAAGAACCTGAAACAACCGAAGATACTTTCGGCGCAAACGATACAAAAGAACCAAGGCAGTAGCTTAAATGAACAGTTTTATTAACACTGGTTCGGATTACGCCGATGATCCGTATTCTCTTCTATTTGATGAAGAGAAAGCCAAGAAAGCTGCTGCTGCTGCTAAGATCTTCCAAGATGTCTCCGTTGGTTCTTCCAAGGAGAAAATGAAGGAACAAGGAGCACAAGAACGTGAAACCATCACGCGAGGAGCAACAGAGCAGCGTCAGTCCGCTGAACAAGCCCAGGAGTTCGGCGAGAGGGACGAAGCACGCGATTACTCCCAGGCCCAGCGAGCTTATCGATATTGAGGTTTTTAAAACCTGGATCGATAATCTGGACAGTGCATCCGAAGAGGCTTACCTTTCTTTCTGCAAGGATAACAATTCTGTTATTGAATGCTTCCTCTATGCCAGATTCCTTGGCTATGAAGGGAGCATTGTTGCGTGTGACCTATGGGTAAACAGCGAGTTTGAAAAGCCTGATCATAGAAAAGTTCTTCTCAATGAAATTGAGGAGATGCAGGAAGATATTCGAAAGTTACGACAAGCTGTTGAGGATGATATCGTCAAGCGAGATGCGGGTGTCGCCAGGATCGCCAGCATGCAAAAAGAGCTTCGTGGAACTATTGCTCAATTAGATCTCTTCACCTCTTCTAGGGATCGCAAGGGCTTACTGATGGCTGGCGCTGATCGCGCTATTCGTGAGTTAGTATTTATCTTCAAAGATGATCCTATTGAAATCCCCTTGCACGAAGCATCGATGAGCGTATGGGCTCGCATGCAACTCGAAGAGTAGTACTCTTAAAATAAACAAAAGACCAAAACAATGTCTGCTTCTACAGATATCCCTGATCTTGCTGGGCGTATGCCAAGCATCGTTCGCAACCTTCAACGGGAACGCATGGGTCTTGGCCCTACCCAGAACGTTGCTGGCGCTAGTGATATCGCTAGTACAGCTAAAGCAATGTTTGGTACTACCCCACCAGATACCGAGGTAAATGGCAAACAAAATGCCCCCGCAGCTCCTGGCACACTTCAAGAAGACCGAAGCGAAGAAGGAGGACGGCTCGCAGATGAACGACAAGGAAAAACACAAGGCCGCCTTGGAAAAAGCACGCAAGTTTAAAGAGTCACGTTCTAAGAAATAAGTTAGTATTAACTTAATTGCAAACATAGAGTGCCTTCTTATCTTCACCTTGCTTACAGGCGCAACGCACGTGCTGCCTCCAAGAACTACAAAGTAAGGGAAAATAAGAACGAGGATTCACTCCAACGTGCAAGGGATGACTTCGGTTATTTCTGTGAGTATGTAGCCGATAAACCTCCAGCGGAACACCACAAAGAGTGGCACCGTAAGTTCGTAACAGATCAAGATAGTTCCTGTCTAATTAAAATTGCTGGGCCTAACGTTGACCTACTTGCTCCTCGTGGTTCAGCGAAAAGCACTGTACTTGGCTTGTTAACTGCCTGGGCAATTGGCATCCATACGACAGCTAAGTTACCTCTGCAGATTCTTTACCTTTCTTATACCGTTGATATTGCACGCTCTAAGTCTGCAACAATCAAACGAATCATTGAAAGCAAACGATATCAAGAAGTCTTTCCAACAGTACGTCTTCTTAAGAACGTAACCAGTAATGAGTATTGGTCTATTGACCATAAGTTTGCCGGCATCGACGTAACCGGTGACGAACAATTTACGCTTTGTGCGGCAGGCTTAAAAGGTTCAGTGACCTCCAAGCGTTCGCACTTGGTAATGATTGATGACGCCATCAAATCAGCCGCTGATATTGCAAACCCTGACATCAGAAAAATGATGCAGGACAACTGGAACGCGGTGATCGCACCAACGATGTTTGAAGGAGCACGTGCCATCTGCCTTGGTACCCGCTTCAGGCATGATGACATTCACTCCACTACGTTCAACGAACAAAACAATTGGCAGCAGATTATTCTGTCAGCAATTTACAATGACCCTAAGACCGGTGAAGAGATGTCTTACTGGCCAGAGATGTGGTCATTGGACTATTTAAAAGAAAAGAAACGACAAGCGCCTATTGCTTTTTCGTTCCAGTACATGAATCAAATTATCAGGCAAAACGAACTTTCGTTGGCACCTGAATTGATTGTCAAAGCTGAAATCTCCACAGAGTTCGATGCCCTTGGTATTGGCGTTGACTTGTCTGCTGGCATCAAGGAAAAGAACGATTACACAGTCATGGTCCTTGGTGGTCGCATTGGCGACCGCATTCATATTATCGATTACCGACGTATTCGAGTAATGGGTAATTTGGAAAAACTAGATGCAATGAAGGAGCTTCTCAATGATTGGTCTATTCTTGGTCGTGATGACAGTGGCAATTATTTCCCTACTTATTCAACTTGCGATATATGGTCCGAAGCTGTTCAATACCAAGCATCGCTAGAAGCAGACTTTAAGCGTGTTTGTTTAAGTAACGAAGGATTGTATAACTTGATCTGGCACCCCGTCAAAGGATTCCGCGCAGATAAGCTGGCGCGTTTCCGTGGAATTATCGGCATGTTTGAAGATCGTAAGATTATTTTCAATCGCTACCGTAACTTCACTGCGATGTTTGAAGAACTAACCAACTTTGGTGTCAGTAGTCACGATGACTGTGTTGATGCACTTGTCTGGTTGGTAACAGGCCTGGCAAGGAAGGGACAATTGCAGCTTGATTACTGATCCTAAAATAAATAAATAAAATAATTTTTTTTATTTCAGTGGGACCAGAATATCTTGCACTTGGTTTAACCACAGTTATTTCTGCTGTCACAGGCGGTAGCTGGGCAGTAAATAAATTATTAGATAGACAGCAAGAGCGATTAAAAAGCGCTTATGATTATATCAATTCTCAAAAACGAAGGATTGATATTTTGGAAGATCAAATCAATCGCATGCCACTGGAGTATGTATTGAAGGTTGACTTCCTCAGGGAAATAAAAGAAATGCATGATAACTTTAAGCAGATCAACAATAAGCTTGATAAGCTAATGGAAAAGCTTTTGGAAAAATGAGTTACATCTTGGAGATCCAGGAGGACGAAAACGGAGATCAATACATTACGCTACCCGATGAGGTGGTTGACGAGCTTGGCTGGCAAGAGGGGGATATTCTTAACTGGGACGTAAAAGGTAATGGTATTATTCTTAACAAAGTCAATGATTGCTCTGGTTACGAAGTAATAGAAGAGTAAAATAGAAACAAAGAGAGGCTTAGATGTATTACGCAGGTGAAAGCAATGTCCCTGGTGCGCCAGGTAACTTAATGGCTCGCGGAATTCCTGTTGGTCAGGACCCACGCCTTCCCATGTCCCAAGCAGATTTTCAGCATCACATGGGACTGGAAAAATTAAACCGTATTCTGGGTCCCATTGAGGAACAACGCGGGCTTCAGCGTTTTCAGGAAGTCATGCGTCAAAACATGCAAGGAGCATCTATACCTGGAACGGGGGGAACTCCAATGGGTAACGCTGGCCTTTTCATGGGCGCTCAGCTTGGGCAAGCGATACCACAAGGACCCAATACTCCATTACCTGCTCCAGGCTGGAACCCTGGAATGATTAAGCCCCCTGGCGACCCTTCTTTCCGACCCAGTCCTCAGTGGGAAAAACCAGGTCCTACTCCCGGCTCAACAATGCCTTGGCAAGCCGCTGGATTCCAGAACAAAACAATTTCTTGATTTATTGTTAGTATTAATCAAACAGAGGAGCAATAGTGGCTGACGCTGTAAGTCGACTTAAGGAAATGGTTAATTCCTATCTTGAGAAAGATGGGAGTGTTGGCGTCGACACGGGCATCATTGCTTCTCACATTGCTCAGATGAAACTTTTTGGCATTCGCCAAGGAGTTGAATTCTTCCCGTCTCAAGACAACTTTGGTGCACAGCGCAAAGACTTTCTCGACCGTGTACTGAAGTACAACAAGATGGATATCCGCCTGGATTCCATTTGGGAATACTTCTTGTGTGACGGGAAGGGTCTTTTTTATATCCGTCCTACTAAGGTAAGCTATCGCCTTTACTACTTCCGTGCTCACGAATACCGTTCTTATTACAACGTAGACGGTGAGCTGGATGAGGTGGTGATCATCTACAGTTACAAAGTCCGCAAGGGCTTTGGTTTAAACGACAATATCAACATCAAGAGCATCACTGGTGGTGCAGTAACAGGCGACCAAGGTGCCAAGCGTTACATTAGGCTTTCTATTAAAGCTGATGAAATTGAAGAAACTCACTCCGAAGGTGAAATGTCATTTGACATGCCTTCCTATGCAGTGCCAGGGAAAACTAAAACGTTTAAAAATACGTTAGGCTTTATCCCTTGCGTTGAAATCTTCAACAACCCCAAAGGCTTCTCTACCGAAGGGGTCGGAGATTTTGATTCGATGGCCAACCATATCGTCATTCATGATGAAATGGTTCGCACGATGCGCAAGAACGTGCAGTTCTTTGGTAACCCAACACTTCTCTCATCACGTCCCAAAACGGACCTGATGGAAGCTGGGGGTGACACCACTATTCAGCGCCCCTCCATTGCTGCAAACTCTGGTTTCAATAGTCCCAGTGCATTAAGCCGGTCGACGTTTAAGTCTGATCCCATCAGTCGTGGAGTTGACGGTACTATCCGCGTGCCACGCGTCATTGCTAACCTGGAACCAAACGACCGTGTTGGCTACATTGTTCCAGATGCCATCACTGGTGACCAAAACGCATTTGCACGGCAGTACCGAGAAGAGATTCGCACCGCACTTGGTGGCGTTGATGAACTTTCAATTTCTGCTGGCGTAACAGCAACGGAATACAAGTCGCTGTTTGGACGTGTTTCCGCAACTTCCAAGAAAAAAGCAAATGCCATCTATACGCATGGCATCTGCCGTTGCCTTGAATTGATTGTTTACCAAGAAGAGCAACTATTCAAGAACACCCTGGCACAAGCAGCCGGACTTGAGAAACCTGTTGCACCTTCTAAGGGCTCATCCGAAGAAGAAGTTGCCGCATATGAAGAGGCGCTTAAGCAACATAACGATAAAGTTAAACAGTTAATGATGGCTTGTGTTCAGGCCCAGCAGATTCCACCTGGAGTCATGGGCTTGATTCCTGACGGGGATGTCACAATGCTTTGGCGTTGGCTAGGTCCTGTGTACGAAGACTCGACACAAGATATCCTCAACAACTCCATTGTGGTGCGTAACCTGCAAGAATTAGGTGTTGATAGCATTGAAGCACTGAAATACCTCTTCCCGTCTAAGACGGATGAGGAACGGGCCGAGATGTTATCTGGGTTCCCGTTCAGGATGGTTAACGAATTGCAGAGTGCTTACTCTCAGTTTGCCAAGCTAGTGGGGGGAATGATGCAGACGCCCCACCCGCAATCACCGGATCTTCCGATGGCTGCGGATCCAAGATTGGATTTAACCCCGTATCTGTATCGAACGCTAGAAGCTTTACAAAAGGAGATGAGTTATGCAGGACGCTACCGTCCAATCGATCCCACAGATGAGCCCCGCACAGCCGTCAGTAGCCCCGAGCAGCTACGTGACAGCAGCAGCTCCGGCACCCAGCAGCTACCAAGCGGCTCCGGTGGCGTACCAAGTGGGGACCGCTTACCCCCAAGCGATTCCTCAAGCGAATATCAGCTACCAATCCGCCCCTACTCAGTACGCCCCCCAATCCCAACCGGCGGAAGCTCCTCAGGGGAATCCATGGGAATCGGCGTTCAACAAGGTGGTGAACCTGCTGAGCGCACCAGTTCAATCCCCGTTCCAGGGTCAACAATCAGCTCCGACGACCTATACCCCGGCCAATTACGGACAGCCCAGCAGCCCAGCTACCTGGAACTCGGCAGCCCCGACCTCATTAACCAACCCGGCCTCATTGCCCAGCTCTTCCCAAACTTCCTCGAGTCCCTCCTTGGCGGACGTAGCGGATTACCTGGGTCTGAGCCAGGAAAGCCGAGTGGTGATCGACGCGTACGGGGTGGAAGCTCCGGCTCTGCTAAACCAGTACGCCCTTCAACTCGAAGGAATGCTCGATAGTGCCGTAGCCTGGGGCCAACGTGCACAAAATCTGATTGGTGGTTATGCCGATTTTGCGGTTGCTGAGCATACCGAGAATCTGGCTTATAACGAAATCCTGACCAACCCTGATGTTCTTAGCGATTACACGCTGAAGTTCTTTGGTCCTGAAGGTCCGTACCCCGTGTACGAAAATGAAGCTCAACTGGAAACCCGTGGTTATCCCACCGCTCCGGTTCAAGCTAACTACGGTGAGTTCCCTGCTCCTCCTGCTGCTTCTGCTCCTCAGCAACCTGAAAACTTCTGGGGCAGCTTTAAGCAACAAATGGAAACTAGCCCTGAAAACGCTTGGCGTCTTCTGAACTATGCCCAGCCCAACGTGGTTGCAAACAAACTGTTTGTGATGGAGTGAGGCAATGAATATTGCCGGTAAGTTCTCTCCGATGTTATCCAGGGCTAAGCAAGAGCTTACTACTGGCGCATTGAGTCCGGCAAAAACTGCTGCCATGGCACCATTGGCCTACGGGCTGATTGGTGCTGGCGGTTCAGTTGCCGGTAATTTATCTGACGAAGAAAACGAAGGTGCAGGTCGCATTCTTACCGAAGCTGCATTAGCAGGCTTGGGTGGCGCAGCTGCAGGTCGAGCCATTGGTCAGATTGGCAAAGAAAACATTGCTCTTCAAAGAGGCATTGGTAATCTAGAGCGCGAAGCAACGCCTTATATTTCACGTGCGTTATATGCTGCAGAAGCAGGTGCGCGTGACACGGCAAAAGCTGCAAATCAAAAAGCTATTCCCATGCTGGAGCGTCTTGGTAAACAGCAGCAACTCCTTAACTTGAGTCGCGCTGAACAAGGTGCCACAATGGCAGCTGCTCCTATCGCGGCTGGTATTGGTGGCTTGGTTGGCGGTGGCGTTTCTAACGTTGCCGGCTTAATGCTCCCTGGGTTCCAACAGCAACAACAGTACGTGGATCCTGAGCAATACGGCTCAAGTAACACGATGGGTGCACGTGCATCCACGACCACAGCCCAGTACATGTAATTAACTAAATTACGGGCTGCTAAAATTTGTGTTAGATAAGACATATAAATGTCTGAATCTTTCACCCGATAAATTCCTGCGACACTGGAGGATAAAGTAAAGTGTTCATTGATAACGACTTTCCAAAGATTTTGGGCGCCGAACTCTATCGGCCCCATCCTGCTTACATTGCCGAAATGGCAGTGGAGCCTGTGGTTGTCCACGACTTCACTCGTCAGCCCGGTCAAACTGTTCAGTTAGACCGCTACAAGTTCTGGGGTACCCCTGGTACTAAGGATAGCCGTGAGCGTATTGCCGACCAAACCATCGGTACCGCTAACAGCCGTAACATCACCAAGGAAAAAGTCCTGGTGGTGCTTAAGGAATACACCGGTCCTGCGGACCCCGGCGATCCGACCCAGCCTTCGACCTTCAAGATTGCTCGTGAGACCCTGATCACTGCTCAGCGCCTTCTGCTGGATAGTGGCAACCTCAACATGTTCCACCAGTCCATCGGTAGCCTGACGCTGCTTGATGACTATCGTCGTTGGCGCGACCGCGTCTTCATTGACGAACTTGCCAAAGCTGAAGCCAATGGTGCCGCTTCCTCTACCCAGGGTGGTTACTACTTCCCCGGCGGCAAAGTTAAGGACGCCTCTGGTCGTGTATCCTACACCCAAGCTCAGTACGAAGCCCAAGTGCAGCAGTTCCAGGTGCGTACCGACCTGCTGACCGTTGTTAAGGATCTGCGTAAGCGCAACGTGCCGACCTTCGCTGATGGTCTGTATCGTTGTATTTGCGATCCCACTTTCATGATGCACCTGCGTCGTGACCCCGACTTCCGTGAGATCGCTCGTTACTCTGGTAACCCCGGCCAAGGCATGTACATGGGCAACCCCATGCTGCCTAACAACGCCAGCTTCTTCCAGGGTCCCCAAGCTGGTCAAGGTTACTTCCTGGCTGGCGAACCTGTCATGCCGACCGGCGTGCAGTTTGAAGGCGTCAAGTTCTTCGAGTCGACCAACTTCCCGACCAAGAGCATCACTGCCGACCTCAATATCGGTGGTAGCTCTAACTACACTTCTTACGAAGTTGCTCAGGGTTACTTCTTCGGTCCTCAAGCTATTGGCGTTGGCATCGGCGGCCCTAATGCCCAGGTGCTTATCAACAATAACGACGACTTCAGCCGTTTTATCATCTTAATTTGGCAGCTGTATGCTGGCTTCGAGATTCTGAACAAGGACTTCGTGACCACCGCCTTCAGCTTCCTGCAAGACGACGGCACCATCTGATAACAATAAATAAATTATCTAGGAGAAATAAATGACCTATTTGTCTTCCAAAAAAATCTACCCAGGCAACTGGGCAGAGCCTCTGAACGGTTGGTATAAGAATATCGACAACAGCCAGGATGGAACCAATGATGGTTCCAAGGGCGGCCCCACTTCGGTGCTGGCTACCCCTGGCTATCGTTATTTCCAACAGCGTGGTTACGTGGCTGTTACCGCCACCTCTGGCACTCCTGTTGCTACGGGTAACGTGATCATTCCTTCGCCTTACCGCCAGGATGACACCCGTACCGACATCACCGGCATGGTGATCTCTGGTACCACCGCCCAGCCTGCTTTTGTGTATCGCACTGCCGTCTCCGTTGCCTCTGGCTGGGGCGATGGCCGCGTGGCTTCCGGTGTGTATGCCGCCACCGGTAACGTGATCTCCTTCGGTCGTGACTCCAGTGGCCCCACCGCCGCTTCTGGCGTTGGTGAAGGTGTGATCCAAGCCAACCTGACTTCCAGCACCTCTGGTGACGCAGCTACCAAGATTTACTTCGCTGGTGGCAGCCAAGCTTTTGGTACCGCTCCGTTCATCACTGCTACTGGCGGTGCTGGCGTTTCCGGCGGTGTGTGCTACTACGCTGCTACCACTGGCACCACTCTGAAAGTGTTTGCTAAAGGTGCTGCTAACGACACCTCTACTTCTGGTGGTTTCTACATCTCGACCGCTGATGCTGCTGCTGGCCGCACCGGTTACCTGGTTGTGGAAGTTTGCTACATCCAGCCCGATGATGCCCCCGGTTACGAGGACATCGATGGTTACCTGACTGGCCGCACTGTTAGCTGATTAGGTTAATATAAGACCAGAGAGAAAATCTGGTCTTTATGATTCTTCATCAGCATAAAAAAACAGGCGCTCGCGTCAAGATCGTAAGCGAATGGGATAATGGCGATTGGTTCATGGTCGAAGATCAGGACGGTCGCCTTTACACTGCTTACAAAACTGAACTTATCCCTGATGAGCAAGCTACCAAAAAGGTGACTGCTCTTCAAGTAAAAGATAAGGCGGCACAGGAAGAGCCACGTACTTTTCCTCCGGACACTCGCTTGAACATCAACTCAGCCACCGCCCAAATGATCGCAGATCATATCAAGGGCATTGGACTGAAGACTGCCCGAGAGATCAAAGATCTACAGATGTCCTTATCGGGTGAGAGATTTAACAGCCTTGAGCAGTTGAAACAAATCAAAAGAGTTGACTGGAGTGCGGTCTTGGCAGCCGATTTAATAAGGGTCTGATTTAAACGCATAACTCAACCAAGAGGGGTAACACCCCTCTTTTTCATTATGGCGTTGAATTTTTCTTTATTTCTTGTTTTTATGTGATGGCATGTGCCACAGAGAACCTGGCATTTTTTTATTTCTTTTTCAAGTCTTTTTTTGCTAAACGTACCCCCTCGTCCAATGTTAAATTTTTTATCGTAAAGATGATCAAAATCTAGTCCCTCAGGGTGTTCGTTATACCCACAGCATGCGCAACCTTCTGTTATTTTTAAATTGTTCATCCAGTTTCTGTTTTCAGAAGACAAACGTTGAGATCTTTTTTTGTCATAGGCTTTTTTCTTTTCTTGTTGGTCGGGACTCATCCATACCTCTAAAAAAGTTCCGTCTTGTTTAATTTTTTTAAAGTTGTAACCAATAAAAATAAAGCCGTCTTCCCTGCAGTCGCCGTGTTTAAAAAATGCCCCAGTTTTTGGATTAATTCTTTTCATTTTTAAGATAGCAAAATAAAACTATAACACCTGAAACGTTTTATTGCCGTACTTGCTGCCGACTTAGTCCGCGTTTAACTTGTCTCCTACTGGCCCCTGGGAAACCAGGGGTTTTTTAGTCTTAAAATTAAAAATAAAAGAATAATGGCAGGAATTGCATTCTTAGGAAATATTGGCAGTACCGGAACCTCCACTGGTCCGCATGGTCACGTCTATGTAAAGGACCTTGGCACTGGAAAACATATTGATCCGAGCACTATTCGTAGTGCTTTAACTGGGTTGCGTATTGGCGAGCAAAAAATTCCTGCAATTATCAAAAACAAAGAAGGTCAATTAGTTTTAAACCCGGCTTCCAACGTAGCCGTCACATCTAAATTTGGTCCTCGCACTGCGCCAACTGCTGGAGCATCTTCTTTCCACCAAGGTGAAGATTGGGCTCTTCCTCAGGGAACTCCTGTTTATATGGAAGGTGCGGGTAAGTTTACCCCCCTTGCCAATCAAGGTGGTTACGGAAACCTGGCAACATTTAAAACAGGAGATAACAAATACGAAGTAGGTATCGGACACATGGCAAGCCTTGGCAAGGCTGCAGAATTCGCAAGCAATCAAACGCCAACTGCTAACGCACAAAACACTGGATCCAATATGGATTCTTTTGTGCAAGCCATGATGTACGGAGCATCCCTGGCACAACCCAAGCAAAAGACTTTGCAGCAGTCTATGTTTGAACAGATGGCAGCTTCTGCTATGGCGCCCAGGCGCAGTTTGGCACAAGAAATGCTAGAGCAATACATCAGCTCAAATCCTTACCAAGGTTAAGTTTCAAGGGATTCTTTGCATTTATAATTGAAAGATACGCAAGTTAGAAGTGCAATTATCTGACTTTGACAAAAGTAGGGTCAGGTATCACCTGGGCTATTTCACGGTTTCTGTTCCGGCGGGCGATTACGCACGTCTGGAAGAAGCCCTGAATACCATCCCAGATTCGTACTTCTACGATAAAATTGCTATTCAAATTGGTCGTTGTGATACTGCCGAGAAAAAGACTGAGGTAGCCACTTCACCTTCTACTCGACTCGAAAGTATTGCTGGTGACGTTGATCGTACTATTCGGTCAAGTAATGCCAAGGAAGCATTAAAAGTTTGGGACGAGATCTATCTCTACGAAACAAACCGTTTGGCTGGCATTCTTTACGTACCTAACTACAAGGATCCGTTCCAGGCTCGTTATCGTTACGAACGCTCTGGTGCTGAGTTTATCCAGGCATTACCTGGACCCGCCGATGTCTCGGTTGGCACTCGCATATATCTTCACGAGCTATGGCGATGATTTAATCCGTGTATGCTAGGATATTGATACACGGATTAAACAGATGGTGGCCCCTTGTCCCTTGCCGGCGATTGAAGAGTTAAAAGAATATTATGAATATATACCAGAAACAGGTGAGTTGTTTTTAATTAAATCACGTTGCAAGGCTGATAAGCAAAAAATCGGTAAACCAATCGGTTCTCTTGGCGGTCCGGTAAGACGCAAAACGTGGACGATAAAACATAAAGGGAAAAGCTATTACATTAGTCGAGTTGCCTGGGTATTGATGACCGGTATAGATCCAGGTCTTTTGCTGGTTGAGCATAAAAACAGAAATGCCCAAGACAATCGCTGGGAAAATTTAAGGTTGGCTAGTGAGGCGGAAAACAACTACAACAAAATTTTTGTTGGGTATAGCCAAAGGAAAGATAACGAGCTGTACCGTGTTCGTGTTACTTTGGAAGGTAAACGTATCACCGTAGGCAACTTTAAGACCGAGGAAGAAGCAAAGAAGGCTGCCCTAGATGCGCAAAGACTTTTCTATAAAGAATTTGCGTGTCTTGATTTAGAATCAAATTAATAAATAAAGTAGCCCGCTGTCGGTTCACGCATCTATCTACATGAGGTTTGGAGGTAATTATGCCTAGTTTTGCAGGCGGAAAAGAACTAGCTGGTTTAAAGGGACTGCTTGGTCGCGCTGGGTATGGCGCAGGAGTTTTTACGGCCCCTTCTTGGATGCCGGCAATTTTTAACCAAGGTCAGTCATCTTCTGCGACTAGTGCTGCAGTAAATAGAGCTGCACAAACAATGCCCGGTTTGAAACCGAATCCACAAACTGATATCGGTAGGCGATTGGGTAATGAACTGCTTTATGCAGGCGGCCAGATCATGCAAGGACGCCGTCCTTATACTGCTCCTGCACAGCAAGCACAGCAGACTGGCATGTATGGACGGTATGCAAGACCCTCTGCACAAAGTTCTACACCTGGAGTAAGTGCAGGTCCAAGTTCTTCTCCTGCTGCTGAGCGTGCCTACCAACAAGAAGTATCACGCGTTGCTCAGCTCACGGCACAAGACCCTGAGCTTCAGCGTTATGAACGCGCTCGCGCTGGTGCAAAGACCCAAGAAGATATGAATGCTGCCCGTGATATTGGTATGCAAATCTGGGCACAAAGGCATGGTGGTCTTGCCGCCAACGTGAAGCCTGGTCAGTCGGGTTACGACGCAATTCAAGGCACCATTAACGCAGGTGCCATGGGCCAACCGACTGAGATGGGTGCATTTGCTGGTGCTCAGCCTTCTAGTTTGCTTTTCAACCCCTCTAATCCGCTTGCAACTGCACCTCCGACTGGTCCAGTTGATTACACAACGGTGGCGCCTTCCGCATTTACAGGAGCGACTGGTCTTGGTACTGAGTCCAGCTATTTTGGTGGTGCAGCCAACCAACAACAAGCTAAGATGTTTACCCGGTTCCAAGATGCAGCCCCTGGTGGAACGCCCCTGCAGACCGGCATGAACGCCCTGCTTGCCCCTGGTAGCATCCCTGCTCCCATGGCCTCCTACCAGGGCGCCCAGGGCCTTTCTCCTGTTGGCACCAGCTTGACTCCTGACGCAAATGCGTATGCTTCAAGCCTGGCATCAGACAAGGCCCAGGCACAAGCCGAAGAATTCAAGAAGAAACTGTTAAGCGCACAAGCTAAATAACCATCTGGCATTGCACAGCATGTAAGCCCAGCCAACTGGACGCAGATCTTTGATCTATGGGGGCCAGTGTAGTTGCTTTAAACCAATGATTCTCTGTCCTAAGTTTGTTAAACGTACTTTGACCTATTTAGCTACGGCCCTTGCGCTGCAAACTGTATTTATTCCTGGTCTCAAAGCAAGTTCAAATTGGGTAGGAGAATAAGGTAAATACCATGAGTACTGGACGCATTGGAACACTAAAACCAGAAGACCGCGCTGCTGTATTTCAATCAGCACAACGTCTTGGCTTGAACCCTTATGAGTTTGGTGCGCTTATTCACCAAGAGTCTGGATTCAGGCCTAATGTTTACGGTGGTGCCGGTGGAAACTATTACGGCTTAATCCAATTTGGCGGTCCAGAACGTGCAAAATACCTAGACAAAAATAAACTAGGTAACTACACAATCGCAGAACAGCTGCCCGCCGTAGAAAAATTCCTTACTGACCGTGGATATAAGCCTGGTCAGATGGGAATTGATCGTGCATATGCAACGATTTTGGGTGGGAATCCAAACGTAAATCTTAATGCCAAGGATTCGTTTGGTACTTCTGTTGCCAGTTCCTTGCCAAAATTTAAACAAGGTGGTTCTCTTTACAAGGCTGCTCAAGCAACCTTGGGAGATCCATTGACTCAGCAACCTTCTACTCCTGCCCCCACTGCAGCTGCCCCTGCTAAAAGTTCTATTGATCCCCAGGCTTTACTTGGTATGTTCATGGGACAAATGCTGGCAGGCGGTAATCAAAACATGAATCAAAAGTTGCTGTCGCTAATGTCTCCACCTCAAAGTCAAATGAACAAAAATCTATTTGATGCTGAGTACTACACTCCGGTAAGTCGGTTCCTGACAGAATTAACTGGCCGACAGTAATATTGCTAAAATAAGTGTAATAGCCTAGGAGAAAACAATTGGCCTCTACTAGTACAAACAAGCAACCCTTGTTGGTTGACCGTCCTTTATTTGATTCTGTACGCGTAACTACGCAGACAGTTGGCAGTCAGGCCGGTAATACTATTTTTGTTCAAGGAGGCCAATCTCCTTCGATCCTGGTCGACATGGATGCGACCTTTGGCGAAGACAATAACAATGGTGGTGTTATTGATTCTGTTACGATTGTCAGAAACGATAAATATCGTGACCCTGATTACACAATTAGCAGTGGTACGTCTGGCACTGTGATTGCACTAACCAGTGGTCAACAAGTCTTTATTCAAAACACGGGTGTTCTTGGTACGGCTGCCATGAGTGGCTTTGGTTACTATACGTACACCGGTGCCGCCACTTTGACTGGTGTCAACACTAGCTTAATTTTTTCTGGTGGTACAGCTAGTGGTTTTAGCTATAACGGTGCTGCATATAATCAACCTGCCGTAACTTTTGTTTTCTACCATACGCGTAATACTACTACTCCTATTCCGGCTTCGGGTGACTACCGTGTACTGTTCACCAAGACAGTCCCTGCTAGCAGCGGGCAGGTTGATTGCTCTGATGTGATGCCTGTTCTTGCCGCACCTGTTGTACAAGCTGGTAACACAACTGGCCTCGGCCCCACAGCACCTCTTCGCAACAAAGGAGTTTACCTGGAGCGTGGTGACCGTATTTACGTCGGTGTGTTTGCTGAAGGACCTAACGTATCCGGCTACACTCCCGGTGCTCACATTTACGCACAAGGCGGTTTCTTCTAAGAATGGCTAAAAAGAGTGGAAGCTCTTTTGGTAACTTCAGCCAGGGGCCTATCTTTTTACCTTCAGGGGTAAAAGCAATTAAAACAGAGTTCTCTAAAGGCTCGGTCCCTGACTCAATCTATGCTGCCAACAGAGAATCTGCCTGGTCCAGGTGGCGCCGTGGTTACGAGTTAGCCACGGCAGTTTTTTATGACAATGATTACACATATCCTTTTCAATATCAAATTCCAGTTCCATCGGGTACTCCAAGCTCTGTAACAAATCCGGCACCCATAGTCTCAGGTACTTTTGTTGGATTTCCAACAAAGAACAAAGAGCTTGGCATGCATTGGGCCGGCTGGCGCTATGCAGGCTCAATGCGTAGTGATAAACTTTCTGATCCAAGTAGTGGCCAAAAATTATTTATTGAATCAATTACAGAAGATGCAAATAATTGGTACGTAAAACTTGCTGGCAATTGGAGCCCTTCCAACCCACTGCCTCCTCCTTTTTATGTGGCAGTTCCAGGCGTACCTGGTGGATTGACTCCTTTGAATAGTGAGGTATTAGAAGATCGTGTTATTGATGTTGGTGGTGAAATCATTGACAAAGAAACAATTAACCCCAATACGCAAAAACGTTACGGCTACTCACAAGCTGTGTTAATCAATACCAATCCCTTCACTGGTATTTTGACGTTAAGAAAAACGGGCTCAGTTCAAATTACTCCTGACCAAGAGTATTTAACGCCTTCACCCGTTTCATTTACAGTAGGCAGGTACTTGATAACAGGTGCTAGGTTTTGTTGCTCGTGCCAAGACTTTACCAGACGTGATTACTCGTTTATGCGTGATTTAACCAAAGGTAACAAACGCATTTACCCTCGTTCAAATGTTGCATCTATTAAGCCTGGTCGATATGAAGTAATGACCCTTAGTGGAGTTGTCGATAACAGTGCTATGACAACAGCTAAGTTAAACAGGCAGTTAACCGTGTATGCACCATCCGGATACTCCTTACCTTTTAATGTGGCAACTACCTCTTTGACACCTGATCCAATCCGTGACAATCCAGGTGTCTACCGTGAATTCGGTGCAACCTATTTAAGAAGTACGGCAGATCCAGCTATCCCTGGCTCAAAAGCAGAAGGGATGCCTAGCTACAATGATTATAGTGCTGAACAAGGACAGATTACTTCGTTAACTGATAACTGGACACCATTGCTAGATGAGTTGCGTTATTGCAAACATATTTATGCACTTCGATTTAAAGATAAAACTTTTCCGCCAGAACCATCTGATTTTCCTGTTCAACAAGGAAGCATGGTCAATTGGGAGCAGCATCTTATAGATCAAACAGCAAGTGATCAGAAATCTGCTTTGTCTTTTGTTATGACAACAAAAGCGTTAGGAAATATGGACGTACCTCCTTATAATTGTCAATCACCAATGATGATGCCAATGATGCAAAAACTTTTTAACATACCAACAAATTTTGTTGTTATGCAAGGTTTTACAATGTTTGATAAAAATGGTGAACCATACAAACCATAAAAAAGCCCCACCGAAGCGGGGTTTATGTTATTTGATCAAGCTTTAACCGGAAGCTTATCTTGTTTGTTGAGGTGCTTGCGTACTGCCTCTACGTTCCAGCGATAGCTATCCCGCGAGCGTGTCTCAGGAAAGGCTGCAAAGTGCGGTCCAAGCTTCAGGGTACCATTATCGCGGTACCTGAAGAGAGTCTTCTTGTCAAGGCCTAGAAGTTCTTCTACGCGTTGAGCAGAAACCCATCCCTGGTGAGTTGCCATGGTGCAAGCAAAACATTTACTTGCATACCTTAACTGGTGTCAAGCCCATGTCAACCAGTTTAATAAAAATTTTATCTTTTTATTTTTGGCTTAACAGATAGGTGAAATTAAAATAAGATAACGGCAATCAAATACATGTTTTGCAACGAGCACGAGCCCCTTGCTTTGCTAGTTGAATTAACACCAAAACTTGCTAAAAAACGTTTTCGAGATGAAATTTATAAATCCTGGAGCCACTGCTGTGGTTACTGTGGAGATCCGGCAACAAGCTTAGATCATATAGTACCCAGATTTAAATCAGGATCTTCTAATCGTCACAATCTCTTACCTGCTTGCAGGCGGTGCAATACTAACAAGGCCAGTGAAAAAATGCAAGAATGGTATTTAAAGCAGTCTTTTTTTGATGCCTTAAAACTTGAAAAAATTACAAACTGGATGCAACAAGATACACTAGAATTACTACCCTGGAAGCCCAGGCTTGACGATAAAAATTTTGCTGCGTAACTAATGGCATCTTACAACACAAGCACAAAAACCTGGACGCCTTTTTCTTACCCTACAAACCAAAAAACGGATTACACTGCCGAAGCTTTTGCATCTCAGTACCCAGGTAAAACAGCAGCTGATTTTGCGTCTACCTATCCGGCAAACAGGCCAACCGACTTAGCAACCACGCAAAAATTCTTTGTCAAGTTCAAAGACAATGGTAAGGTAGATGAAATAAAAATCCAAAACACGAGTCCTGGTAATAACTGGGAAAGATATGATCTAAAGGCGGGTAAAGAAATAGGTGATTATAATTTTCAGTTTCCAAATGGTGATAATGACAATCGCAAGCAAGCATTAAGAGACGCAAGAAATCAATTAGATACTAATAAAGCTACAAACAACAGCAATGCTTCGGAAAATACTCAAGATATTACAAGGCGCACAACTGCAGCAGCTACGCACAATGAGACGCAAGTTGCAAATCGCAGCAATGCAGCGGCACAGTTAAATTCTCAAAATCAATTAACAAAAAATAAAAATACAGCTATTAATAGTTTTAGTTCTTCGCTTATCTCATTAGCGTCTACCACTCAAGGTGGAGACTACTTAAACAAACTAAGAGCTTTGGACGATAGCATTTTGCAAAGCGCCGGCTTGACTAACGCAGAAATTTCAACCGTATTTAATTCGGCAAAAAACGCCTTTGATACTTTTTATTTGAAAGAAAAAGTGACTCCCTGGGACGCGGCTTCTCAAGGTGTTCAACCTCCTACTGGTGGGTTTAATGCGTCTTATTATCAACAAAATTATCCAGACGCATTAAAAGAATGGAATGCTGCGCAAGAAACAAATGTTAACGGACGTATTTTTAAAAATTTAGATATCACTGCTCGTTACAGTCAAAATACTTATCTTTTGCAGCATTACACCAACGTAGGCAGGCACGCTGGCTATAGAGGAAATGCAGCCCTGGAAGCTGAGCAATCAACCAATTATTTAGAAACACTTACGGACTATGAAAAACAAGTCTATAGAGACAAGGTTTTAGGCATTACAAAGATTGGTGGCAAAGATGTCATTCAACTTGCTACTCCTGAATACGACTCCGAGGGAAAGCTAATTAACCAGGCAGAGGTAAATACTTTATTAGAGCAAAATATTGCCAATGTACTAACTTCCGAGTCTAGTCGTCAAGAAAAACAATTGCAATTGCTTGCGCAGGATGTTTTGCAGCAGTCTATTGGTGAATTAAAAAAAGCAAAAGAAAAAGAATCAAATTTAATGCTCGTAAAGAATCTTCCTGCGTACAGCGAGATAATGAATATTAACACTACATTGGCAAACTCAATTCTAGGGGACTCTTCTTTTGGTGGTATGTTAGGTTTTGTAGATCCAAAGAATACTTTTAAAACAAATCTTCAGAAAGATATTGAGGGACTTACAGGCGTTTCGTCTAACGCAACTGTTTATAACTGGCAAAAATGGTTTGACGAAACCCTGCTTAAGCGTTATGAAACCTTTCAAATGCAGCTCAATGCGCGATCCCCTGAAGAGATTGCACGTTATCAAGAGCAAGCAAAAAATGACAAATTAACTTATGACGAAGCGCTAAAGACTAATCCAAATGCAGAAAAGCCTTTATTTTTAAAAAAAGCAGAAGAGTACAAAGTAGACATCAATAATGCAAATCAATTCAAAGAGCTGTTGTTAAAAGTTGATCAAGATTCTCAGAAAGAGTTTTTGACTAGTTTTATTAATGGTTACATTAAGCCTCGCTTTGATCAATCAAAGTCTATGGATGAATTTGTCAGTTACTTAGATGTTAAAGAAGAAGAGCAAAATATCTTTCAGTCTCAATCTGTTATTAATAAATTAAAGCAAGTTGCAGAACTGCGAAGCAATGCAATGCTTAGTTTTTACAAAACAGCTGAAGCCGCAAGGAGAAGTTTTGATTCTGATTTTTATCTGGATCCAATTACTAAAGCAACCAAAGATTTAACCACGGATCAACGCCTTGCTTATGCAAATCAAAAGACAATTGTTAATGCAGATTTTGAAGCAGCCAAGAATGGCGCAAGTTCCAACGGAGTAGATTGGGCAACCGAAGCTTACCGTTACGGTTATGAAGGTACTTACAAGACTGATCCCAAAGTTTTTGCGAGGCTTCATTATCAAGTACTTGGTTCAACTGGACAGCTTAAAGACGCACAAGGAAACCCAATTGTCCTGGATCCAGCTGAAAACATCTTGGGGTATAACGAATTGCAAAAAAAAATTACAGAAACAACAGAAGAGCTTGTCCTTAGGAAAGACTTGTATGGTGATACTGCTTTTATGAAGTTTGTAACACCAGAAGAATTTGCGGATTCTATTTTGTCTTCTGTTAGCCCAGAAAAAAACAAAGAAGAATGGGAAAAAATACTTAAACAGATTGGGCTCGAAGGGAGTGATGCTACGGTTGAAAATGTAAAGCAATATTTAATTGATTCGTTTAGGACTGAAGAAGCTAAAAATATCAGGGAAAGTATTAAATATTTAAACGAACAAAAAGAAAACTTGAATCAAGAGAAACTTGGTGTTAGTTACATTGAAAGAGAGAAAGACAAAAAAGATATCAGTCCAGAGGCCGAGACTCAACTGTATCAAATTTTTAAATCCGCTGGCTTTGAGGGAAGTGAAGACGATTTTTATACAAACTTTATGCCGGACGTTGATAGGGAAGAGCAGCGAACTCTAAGCAAGGCTTTGTCCAAAGAAGGACTAACCACCGAAGCCCTGGATCTTTCTGATCCCTTCAGTGCATTTTCCAACATCTCAAATTTCTTTGACCAAGCAGAACCGACCACGACAACAGCAAAAACAAACGAGCCTGCAAAATCTTCTTATTTTAATATATTTGGAGGAGACGAAGAAGAGCTACCGACCAAGTCAAAGACAGCTCAATCTATTCTCGGTGAATTTACATCCATGTTTAAAGGTTTTAGCTAATGTCTGATAAAGCACGCAAAGCAGCTTCTGCAGCCAAGCTTCACAAAGATTCAATGGAATGTAACAAACCAAGGAAGACGCCAGGACATCCAACCAAGAGCCATGTTGTGAAAGCCTGCGAGGGAGGGGAGGAAAAAATTGTGCGTTTTGGCCAGCAAGGCGTAGAGGGTGCCGGTAAAAACCCAAAAACAGAAAAGGACAAGGCACGTAGAAACTCTTATTATGCTCGACATAACGCACAAGACTCAAGCCCTGACAAGATGTCCGCACGTTACTGGAGCCATAAAGTGAAGTGGTAGACAGTTTGCAAGAATTCGGCTAAATTAACCACGCCCCATCCAGCTCACGATGGCAAAACCCAAGTCAACCTCATTAGTTAAAATTGAATCCCGCCCAAAGCTGACGAGGCAAGGTGATGGCAAGCATTCCAAAGCTAACCATGGTCGCAAGTTAAGCAGGGGGCAGGGCAAGTAATCTAAATTATTGTGTATGATTGGGAGTAACAGTAGTTGCTCCCATGTCAGATTTCAGTGAAGCAGTACGCCTCATTTGTAAACATGAGGGGTTTAATGAAAAGGCCTACGCAGATCCCGTAACTGAAGCTGAGCCTTACACCATCGGTTTTGGTACACAGTTTTACCCAGATGGAGAGCCGGTAAAACGTGGACAGCGCTGCACAAAACACAAAGCCATGGAGTATCTTTACCATGAGCTTGCAGTTCTTGATCAAAATTTAGAAAAGTTAAATCTTGGCTTAGATACTCACATGCGACAAGCGTTGCTGTCGTTTATCCATTCGGTTGGTTGGGAGTCTTTCCTCTACAGTGCGATCCCAGATCTTGTTGAAATTGAAGACTGGCCTGGAACTGTAAAAGAAATGAATCAGTGGATTTATGACTATTACCACAATGTTGTCGGAGGCATGGTAGAACGCCGTCGTGAAGAAGTTGAATTGTTTCTTAAAGATGTAAAGACTGTTCCACGCGAAACGACTGACCTTTTGCTGGCCGCTTTTCGTTCCTATACAGCTGCTCCTCATGAAGTAAAAGCAATAAGGAAGCTAGAAGAAAACACAAGCCCTTATGACCTGGCTCAGTTTGCTAATAATTTCAAACTTAGTCAAAACCCCTGGAGTGACGCCACCCACGAAGAGATAGACGCTATCTTTAATGTGTAGACTTAGAATACTTTTATTGACCCAATGAAGGAATCAATGGAACGTTCGGTAGAACCACAGCATTTTGAACTTCCATTGGAACTTCAATTTGCCATGCGTAAGGCCGAATTGCAGGCCGAAGAGATGACCTGGGATGAGTTGTATTCAGCTCTTTTAAACCTCTACCATCAACGACTGATGGAATGGCAAGCAGTCAAGGAAATCTTGGCGGATGAAAATATCGATATTGACTTTGGCCATCCAACGGATATTGAGCTAGCACAACTCGCCGCCGCCTGCATTGCAGACGACGACGAAGATGATGATGAAGACGATTACCTTCAGCCTTTCTGAGCTGATTCGTCAAGTTCGATAAGGCGGTTTAGATACCACTGAGCTTTTTTCAGTGACTCTACACCGCCTTTTTGGCGTTCACGCCACTGGTACTTTACGCAATTCCCCTTAAGGTAACCACGGTATTCTTCTGGAGTGAGCTGAGCCTCAATTGCTTCGATGCACTCGATTGCACCAGAAGCGTAATGAGGGGGATGATTTACCAAGTCAATGGGTGCGTCCATATCCACAGCGATAATAGTGTTTTCACCAGGGAAGTTTGAGTTCCTGTCTTTAGTCAGGAACTCAGCACTAGCAAAAGCTTCGACGCCTTTTGCCCATGGCACAGGACAAACCCCATCCTTGCAACCCGTATCCTCTTCTACTGGAGCGAAGAAATCTTTCCAGTCCTTCAGCGCATCAGTCCCTTGCGGCGCAGGGATAGATTTTTTTCCTTGTCCGGTACTGCTTCCAATTCCAATACCAGTGCCTTGGGTTTTGGAGATGAGCTTGGGTACTGGGAGAGAGCTTCCTCCATTGAGGGAATCAGTCCCGTCGTTCCGGGCCGTCCACCCTCGATTGCCAGATTTGTCCTCGGCCTGTCGTCCTGACATGCAACTAATCCTCGGTTGTACTGATCATATAATGGCACATCATTTTCATCATTGGCGAGAGGCGCACCAAACGTTTCAAGAGATAAACAGCGACACATCACTTCGTCGTAAACGTTTTGATCCCAGAACGGATCGGAGTCCATGTATTGATGCATGATATAAAACCTTTGTGTTGGCTCTAGTACAATATTATCACGGACATTGTGGGTTAAATATTCAATGCAGCGACGTGGGGTAACTACAGGTAGCTCTGGTGCTGAGCTTAGTGATCTCAATCCTGAGCACAGTTACGACATCGATATTCGGCGCCTGGATCCAGAAGAGCGTCAAGTGGCTGAACGTTCAAATGCAGCACAACCTGGGATTGCAAAATATTTTCGTGCCGCTAAAGCTGCCGGTAAGTTTCAACAGTCAAGTCAAATAAATGAACCCACCTCAGCCTATCAAGGAGACAGGATTGGCCGAGGTGGGAGTACTAATTATGCCGATAAACCTACCGAGCAATTCGGCAAGTACTTTGGTTAAACCTGGCTATACACAACTTCGTAGGGCTGGTTTTGGTACTTACCCTTGCGATCTTGATAGCTTGTTCTGCAAGGTTCCCCACGATAAAACAGAAGTTGCGTAATACCTTCGTTAGCATAAATACGATTAAACAAGCCAGTGCAGTTACTAATTTCAAGAGTGAGGTGGCCCTCCCAAGCTGCTTCTGCAGGCGTAATATTTACCAATATACCTGATCGGGCATACGTAGATTTGCCGACTGCCACAACAGTTACATCACGGGGAAGTTTAATGTGTTCCATGGCAACGCCCAGGCAGTAACCGTAGGGAGGCAAAAGAAAGTACTCGCCTTTCTCATCTTCTAGTAACTCGGCTGGTTTCAGAATATTTTCATCAAATGCTTTGGGATCGCAGTCGCCTGCCTGGATCTTACCAAAGATCAAACACTGCTTGGGAGAAAGGCGAATATCGTACCCATAAGAACTGAGACCATAGCTTAAAAGCTTGCGGCCATCTTCTTTACTGACCAGGCGATCAACAAAGGGTGAAATCATCTGATGCTTTTCAGCAAGCTCTTTGATTTCCCAGTCAGCAAGGACGCTCATAATGGTCAGCAATCGTCTTTCAGTATATCGAACCTAGGCAAGTACTCGGCCTTTTTCGCTGTAAATGTCAATAAATTTTTGAGTGGCCGCAGCGGAATTATTCATTGGTTGCAGATACACCAGAAAGGAAGTGCACGTTTTATGAACTGTCACACCAGTGCTTGAATTACGAAACAGTCTTGGTGGTGTTTTTAAAATGCACATAGGAAAATCAAAGATCCGCTGGTCGTAACGAATCATTTCTAAGCAATTTGTAAAGTACAGCCCCTGTTCAATATTTCCGTTTAGCCAGTTACCGTACAGCTTTTTGAACCAGAGGGCATGAGAGGAGATCAAGGTAGGAGACGTAGCTCTTGTTTTTTTCCACCTGTCATTTTTTTTATCCCAGAAGTAGGTGCCGCTTGGTGGAAACAAATAAACTTTGCCAAACCAGTCTTGGCAATTGATCGCGTCATCCTGTGGTGTGTAATACTTGTCGGCATTGACATACTCATTTGCCACCTTGGAACTGGCAACATCTAAATCAATGTTCCCAAGTAGTGCATGGGCAGCTTGCACCAAGTCTTTGTTGGTGATAAGCTCAATGTCTTCAACGCTTTTTCTAATGTCTGGAATTGACATCAGTCCTCTGCAACTTTGTTGTAATCCACTTCAAAATACCGAATGCCATCATGGTCATTGATGACGTAACCAGCTTTTTCTGTTGGATCAATCTTTTGTGCAGCTTCAAGAATGCGTCGGAAGCTCTCGGCTAAATCACCATTATTGCCTCGTTCGCACTCTTCTTGTGCGCTATGGATTTCTTTGAGTGTCCAAAAGAACATAGAACGTTCTTCGTTGTCAGGTTGAAAGACCATCACACCTGGGCCTTCGTGATCCCAGAATTGAGAATATTGTTGGCCCATATCACCAAGGATTAAACGCACTGTTGCATTTAGCATGCGTGCCTTGGTTTGATCCATGTCAGGACCAATGGTTGCCGCAATTAGTTTTTCACGCCTGCCCATGATTTAACAAATGCTGTCGGTTTAAGGAATCAAGAAGCTTTGGTAGTGGCTGGTAGATGACAACAAGCTTGCCAAGGTTGCCACGTTTTTTAACAAGCTTACCCCTTTCGTCTCTTAGTTTATCAAATTCACCCGACCGAATTAGGTATTCGGCTACGCAACGTAAACGACGCTTAAGGGGTAATTCAGCTAACGGAAATTTACCACAGATTGTGTCCGGTTTCATGTCTTTGAATGCCAATCGCAAGCGATTTGCTAATGTCATATTGGAATTGGCGTCTTCCTCTTCATAGTTCCTGATGATTTCCAGGTAACGCCTGAGGCATTTATCATCAAACGACCCATTGGGCGGCAAGAAGTCACTGACTTGTAGTGCGACAGAGGAAGGAAGCAACTCCTCATGGTTTTTGATAGTGACAACATCAATATCAACTCCTTCTAGACGATGTGTTCTCAAGGTAACGGCCCCCGGTCAACAAGGGTATACATATCAGTTCTCCTAAAATCAAGCTGAGTAATTTCTTTATTTTTAGCAAAAGAAGCCACAAGTTGATTCCAGGGAATTCGGATGACCGCTTTTTTTGCTGGATCCGGAGTTACGTTGACATAATGAATACCTTCCGTCCAACCTTTATCAGGGTTTTTCTTGCCTGAAGAAATCCAATTCCTGATTGTTTGGTCAGAAATTCCAAGGCGTTGAGCGCATTCTTCTGTCGATATATACTCATCGGTGAATGCTTCTGGATTAACAATGTCAGTTTCTCCGTTGGCGTAACGAGCATGCCACATGGAGGCAAGAATATTCCGTATGCCTTTTAGTTCTTTCGCAATATCTTCCAAGCCTTTTCTAAGTCCATGATTCATTGGCGTACCTCTTTTGTTTATATGCTAAGGTGTGGGGAAGCGTTCTGCATAGTAAATGGAAGATCAAATTCCTTCTAGCATTCCTCCCCAAAACCAAGCTCAACTCAATGAGCTACCGCCTGACTTCCTGGAACAACTAAAGGCACGTGCCAGGGAAGAGGCCGTACGTCAAACAGTCTTGAAGCAACAAATGGCGCAGGTTGAATCACAGGTATCTAGACAGTCAGTCCCTGCTCCCCCCGTTGAAGTTGCGACTCCTCAGCCGAGCGTTGTTTACATTCGGCGTAATTTAACCGTTGCCGAATTGATTGTTGTGTTTGCTATTGCCTGTGGACTTGTAACAGGCATTCAAGCAATTTGGAATACTGGCTCCAGGTTTTTACCAAGCATTGAAATCCGCGTAAAATAAATTAAACACAGGTCAACTATAATTTATTTTATAGGATTTTGTGGCTTGGTAGGTGGCTAATAGGCGCGTAACAGAACTGCCAGCTATTTCGTTTGTTGAGATCAGCGACAACGATCTCTTGATGGTCGTTGATGTTGCCGAAGTTGACCCCGGTCTAAAAAATAAGAAGTTTACATTTGCCAACACCAAAGACTACCTCAATCAGTACTACCTGCAATTGGCTGGTGGCACTATTGCAGGTTCTTTGGTTGTTAGCAACAGTTTAACTGTTAGTGGTGTTTTTAATCCGCAAAATATTCAAGTCAGCGGCGTAGGTACTTTTGCAAATATTGTTGTTACAGGTAATGCAGAAGTACAGACTACGTTAAGCGGAAATACTATTACAGGCACTTCGCTGCTTGGCGTTAATGTTAATGCCGTTAACTTTTATGGTATTACAGGATCTATTGGTGAACTTAGTGTTGGAACAGGTAATTTTGTTCGTATTAGCGGCGTAACAATAACTGGTTCTACTGGTCGATTTCAAACTCTAACCGGTCAGTCTATAAGTGGTGCAACCGGTATTTTTTCCAGTATTACGGGCACTAACATTACTGGGGTAAATGGTGTATTTACCACTCAGCTTTCAGGTGCAGTTGTCACTGGAGATACCATAAGAGCATCTAGTATCACAGGTGTTTTAGGTGTATTCACTTCAAGTGTTTCTGGTGCGACTGTAACGGGAAATACAGTTCTTGGTAGTAATATCACGGGTGTATCCGGTGTCTTTACAACTCAAATTTCTGGTGGAGTTGTTACCGGAAACACCGGCTTGTTTGCAAATCTTACTGGTATTTCTGGAACATTTACCAGTCGTGTTTCTGGTACTACGGTTACAGGAGCTAGTGGTTCATTTGGACGTGTCAATGGAGTTACGGGTGTTTTTACATCTGTTTTATCTGGCGATACAATTACCGGAAATTCAGGTTTCTTTGGATCAATTACAGGAGTAACTGGAGATTTTGATTTTGGTGCATTTTACACACTTGCTGCTCTTACAGGATATGTTTTTAATTTAGAAAGCGATTCCGGTAATTTTCTTTATGTTGTTTCGGGTGCTACCATCACCGGTCAGACCGGTTTATTTACAACAGTAACTGCCGCAACTGGTATCTTTACGGATACTCTTGCAATTCCAACAATCACAACGACCGGTGATATTGACGCCAGTGGTAGTTTAACTATCTTTGGAAGTGGTGTTTTTGGTTCCGGTTTAACTGTTAGTGGAATAATCTCTGGCCAAACAGTCACTGGCTCTACGGGTAATTTTAATGTTATCAACGCTAATCAAATCTATGGTGCAACGTTTATTTCTGGTACAACCGTAACAGGAGCATCGGGTTCTTTTTCTAGAGTAACAGCCATTAGTGGCGTTTTTACTAACAACTTAAGTGGCACAACAATTACCGGCAATACTATAGACGCAACGACCGGTAATTTTGTTACTGGTATTTTTAATGTTATTTCTGGTGCAAACATAACTGGTAACATTGGACGCTTTACAACAGTTACTGGTATATCTGGAGTCTTTACTTCTCAGCTTTCAGGAACTCTTATTACTGGTGTCACTGGATCTTTTGCAAACGTTAATGCAGTAAGTGGCACATTTACAGATCGCGTCTCTGGCGCTATCATCACGGGAGACGCAGGTCGTTTTAGTAATATCACTGGCGTCTCTGGCGTCTTTACCTCTAGCATTTCAGGCGCAACCGTCACTGGCGCGGCAGGTAATTTTGGCACTGTCACAGGTGTTTCTGGCGTCTTTACGGCCCAGGTTTCGGGTGCAACGGTTACCGGAAATGTAGGTATTTTCACCCGAATCACGGGTATTAGTGGTGCCTTTACAGCTCAGCTTTCTGGACAGAACGTCTTTGGTGAAAACGCTACCTTTAACTACATTACCGGTAGCACCAGGGTTGAAGGCGGAACCGTATCTGGTGTTACGGTAACTGGTAATACAGGTCTCTTTGGTAACCTGACAGCTGCTACTGGCAACTTCACATCTAGAGTCTCCGGTGCTTACATAACAGGTGCAACGATTGAAGCAGTAACTGTTAATGCAATTACAGGTAACTTTACGGTCGCAAACTTTACGCAAACAACAACGGGCAATATTCAGGCCAGTGGTAGTGGCATTTTTGGCAGTGGTGTTTTTACAAGTGGAATTGTTTCAGGTGGTATTTATTACGCTAGTGGCGGTGTTGTTGTTATCTCTGGCCCAGGTGACGTTCGCCCATATGGTTTATACAGTTTTCCAAATAGTCTGGGTATTTCTGGCTACATCCTTTCTACAAATGCAAATGGAACCACCAGCTGGCTTCCTGCGCCAGGCAAAGAAGAGAATGTTGTTGTTGTATCAGGAAACGTAACAACTAGCGGGAATACGTACTACGTCTTGATTAGCGGTGCATCCTTAACGCTGCCTGGAACTCCCGTTAGCGGTAATTATGTGGGCATTATCAACAGGAGCAGCACAACAACTGGATTAATTTTAAGGAACGGAAGTAATATAATGGGTGTAGCAGATGATTTACAGATCGACGATTTAAACGCTCGTTTTAGGTTGATCTACGCAGATTCTTCACAAGGTTGGGTGATTGACTAATGGCCATTAAATATAGCTCTTACGATTCCAGTAGCGGTAATATTTTTTCACTGGTTACAATCACTGGCCAGAGCGGTGTCTTCACGTCTCAGGTTTCTGGCGCTACCATCACAGGTAATGCGGGTCAATTTACCACTATCACTGGTGGTACTGCACAATTCACCAACATCACGGGTGTTTCTGGTACGTTTACAAGCCGGATCTCTGGCGCCACGGTAACTGGCACGTCTGGTCAATTCACGACTCTTACTGCAACTACTGGCGTTTTTACAACTAGTATTTCTGGAGCCACTATTTCTGGCGACCTTGGCTTGTTTGGTACCATTAGTGGCAGCCAAGGCTTTTTTAGCTCTAGTCTTTCTGTTCCCAGTGGCACTGCTAGTAGCCCATCTATTAGTTTTAACGAGGACTCAAACACCGGCATCTATTCACCAGGCGCAGACCAAGTAGCCATCAGCACTAATGGCACTGGGCGTCTCTCCGTAGATGCAAACGGCAATGTCGCCGTCGACACTAATACGCTCTATGTTGATGCCGTCAATAACAGAGTAGCGATTGGCACTACGAGCCCTGGGGGGACGCTTGACATTAAAGCTGCAGCATCAACTGCACCGCTTATTGTCCAAGGACCCTCCAGCGAGTTTGCCCGAATCGACTCCAGCGGCAGGCTCTTAGTTGGTACGTCTAGTGCGTCTGGGGCGGCAATTCTCCAGGTGCAAACACCAACTACATTATCTACAACGTCAGACGATGGCGTTGTTTTTAGCAATGCCTCCACAAAAACTTACCCAACCACATCCAACTTTACGGTAACTGCAGGGTTTGATCAAAATATAGAGCTTGGCACTGCTCAAACAGTAGATACAGTGACGCCCGGTGGATTTAACTTTGTTTTTGGGCAACGACACACATTTACCAAATCTGCCGGCAATACTCAAGACATTGTGAGGCTTTTGTTTTCCGGTTTTAGCCAGACTTTTAACTGGGCAGATGCTAATACATGCCAACAATATATAGGATTTTCAGATACTTTTAACTATCAAGGTATTGATGCCAATAGCCGCACGTCTGGCGCCCTGTTTGCCACTACCTTGAACCTTCTCCCTCCGAATGGTGGTACGCAAACTATTGCGAACACACAGGGAACAGGCGCCACAGCACTGAGCACGACCGCTTCATCTGCCACCATTAACATAGCTACTGGTTTAGGTGTCACACCTAACCTTAACTTTCGGGCGAACACGTCTGGAACACTCACAGCAAACATAACAAGCTACACTTTCCTTGGTACTAACACTAGTTGGGGTGCAGTCGCCTCAGGTACTGCTACTATTAATGCAACCATCACAAACCTTTATGGTTTGCGCCTCATTGCTCCATCTTCTTCTACTGGTTTAACAGTTACAAACAACTGGGGTATCCGCCAAGAGTGGAGTAGCGCCAAAAACTGGTTTGCTGGTGCATCCAACCAGTTCCCTAATATCACCACAACAGCTTCGGGTGCCAACGCTTTCCTAGACAGTGCTGATTCCAACAGGCTGTACAGGTCTACTTCTTCCATTGTCTACAAGAGAGATGTCGAGAACCTAGACCACGCACTTGCAGATAACATTCACCAGTTCCGCCCTGTCTGGTACAGGTCAAACTGTGCAGCCGACTGTCAGGACTGGTCGTGGTTTGGTTTAATTGCAGAAGAAGTTGCCGCAATCGAGCCACGCCTTGTCCATTACGGCTACCAGGAAGACGCCTATGAACTGGTCGATGTTACCGAGACAGTTGAGCTGCAACCTGACGACCCTCGCCGTGAGTCGGGAGAAGAAACAGAGGAAGTCACCAAGCAAGAGCGCCGTCTTAAAGATGACGCCCAGCAAGTTCCAAACGGTGTGGCTTACGACCGCCTGACAGTCCTTCTGCTTGATGTTGTGCAGCGCCAGGAGGATCGGATTAAGGATCTTGAAGCTAGGTTATCTGCTCTTGAGACTGCGTAGTCCCCTTCTCCTCTATGCCTGAATCTTCGATCACGCCACCGTCGGAACTTGTTGAGAAATGGCTGGCATACCTGTAACACAAGCCGCGCAGTGGGCAGGCAATACAAGCGAAGTGATCTGGAAACACTATGCCGGAAGTACAAAAGATTATGAAATGCCAGTTTTATAATTAGATTTTTGTTTATGTAAATAAGGCTAGAATAAGAAAAAACATCTGTCATGGCTAACACTATTTGGGACATTGCTCAGCTTGAGCGTCATCTGCCTGATGGGGAAACCTGTCCTGACGGTGCTATTTACACCGTGCATTGGACAGCTTCCCTAGAGGAAAATGGTGAGGCTGCCGGTGCGTATGGCAGTGTTGGCCTTGGTGATCCAGACCCAGATAATTTCACTCCCTTTAGTGAGCTGACAAAAGAAGAAGTCATTAACTGGACACTTTCGGCTATTGGTATTGATCAAGTTGTTTCTATTGAAGAAGCACTTCACAATCAAATCCAGCAAAAACTAAATCCAACATCCGCAGCCGGTGTCCCTTGGTGATAGTATTTGTAAAGTCACCTGTTTAAAATGACCTGCAAAAAGTCTGAACTTATCTCTGCCATCAATTCATTTGGTTCTGCACGTGCTACCGGCGATGGTAATCTCATTGCTTTTGCTGGTAATTTGATTGGCCAACTTATTGAAACCCTTGAGTTTGGCTCAGAAGAACCTGTTGAAACGGCAGAGACTGAAGTCGTTGAGTGATTTGGTACACCTGATCTAGAGTTAATAAAAAGCTCTAGGTCGATGTCCATTAAACTTGTCGAGGCGGCACGTTACTTCAAAGAGCAGCCGCACCAAATTGAAGCCTGGAATTGGCTCCAGACTCAGATTCCGTCTGAGACTCTGGAGTCTTTTGCTGTTAAATATCGCACTGCACCAACCCCAGCAGAAGCTTATCCCAACACCTGGGAAGGCGTCATGAAAGCAGGGAAAGATGCCGGAGCAAAATACCCGGAATGCGTTGCTGCTCAATGGGCACTTGAATCAAATTGGGGTAAAGACACTTCTGGTACCCATAATTACTACGGACTCAAGGGGTCTGGTACGACGGTCAATACTCAGGAATTTATTAACGGTCAATGGGTGACAATCAAAGCTGGTTTTATTGATTTTCCAGATCTTTACACCTGCACCTGCTACTTAGTTGATCGTTGGTACAAAGACTACGGCACATATAAAGGTGTCA